TCTTTACCGACTTGAATCTCGTCTTTCTTACTAAATTCAACGAATGGTGAAACAATTTTAACACTGTTTTTACGATTAAGCTCAGATACGTTGTTTACACTTTGAACAAATGCTTTTGTTGTATCCCAGTAAGAATATTCGTCATGTGCTTGTAACCCGTTGAATACAAATGATGCATTGTTACTTTCAGCGAAACTCATTCCAATTGAGAACAAGATAAGATTTCTGTAAGGTACATATGTTACCGGTTGAGGTTCACCCAATACATCTTCAATTGTAGGCATTGCCACATTACCAACACGTGAAAGTGCAGATACTTTTGATACTACTTCACCTAAGAAACTGATGTCAAGAATTTTATGTACAACTCCAAGTTTTTGACAAGTTAGGATTGCTTTCTCTAATTCAACAGATTGTTTCTGTCCATAATTGTATGACAACGCAACAACATTTTCCGCACCATATTTTTTTACAAGCGTATATGTTACGATTGTGCTATCCAACCCACCTGATAAAACTGATACAACTTTTGTACCTTCTTCAATCTCTGGTAATCGACTTAAAACTTCATTTAACATTCATTTCCTTTTATTTTATTTATCCGTAAGAATTCATGAAGATCCTCAACACTGCCATATACTGTTGTTAATGAATGATCAGGTACTTTGATATCTTTGAATTTTTTTGATTCTTCTGTTAATTCAATGAATACATACACAGGTTTTACTTTTTCATTTACATATTCCATCTTCAACTGAGATTTATTTGTTATCTCTGCTAATTTTTCATTACGTGCATTTTCGATAATACTTACTACACCTAATGCTTGTAACCAACTATGCATTGATTTTATCTCAAGAAAACACCATCCTAAATCAAAATCAGGTGTGTAGTTACCATTAGGTGTTTTCTGTGCTTTACCACGATAGAAACATTTTGTCTTATCACGTTGTAACATTACTGCAACACGTTTTTCAATAAATCCTTGACATTTTACACCATTTACATCGTGCCATTTTGCAAACATTATTTCCACCGTCCATCGGATTTACGTGTATTTACTTCATTACGAACAACTTCTGTAAATGTTAATATGGCAGGATTTGAAATGATACCAATACGAAAACCTGAACCTGTTACATAATTATGGACAATTCGTAGGCGTCTGTTTGATAATGTTGTAATATCTCCTGCAAAATCTTTTAACATTTGAAGATTTTTTTCAGGTTGTGATTTCCATTTTCCTACAAAATATGCACGAAGGGATTGCCATTCGGGAATTTTAACTATATCCTGAATGTTCATCTTTAAAACGTATTCTTCCGAATCTAATTTTTCTTGATAATTCATAACAATCCTTCATTCTTTCTATCTGTATTATAACATTAATAAACTTAAATACTAATAAAAATAGGGTGCCGATTTTGATGTGAAATCATCATATTTTGTAATTGTTCTATTACCAATATCAAAACTGTATATAATGTCTTTCTCGATTCTTATTGCCTCATCGAACTTAGTCGAACTTATATCTAGGTCATTGCCTACGAATAAAATACCCGCTGCTGATCTAAATACATCGATTGATGACCCATCAAAGTAAACACAAGCAAAACTACCATCTATTGTGTTTAATGTGGGTGTTAAACCTTTGTTAGTGATCTCTTGCAACATGAGTTTAGAATCCCATGATTCATCTGTCTGTTGTTCTTCTTTTAGACGTTCAACGTCTTTCTGTTTAATGATACCATTATGAAACAGGAATTTATCTTTATGCAATGCAGGATGAATTCTTTCAGGATCTTTTATTAACCCACCCGTAGGTGCTTGAGTGTGACCGATATAATACCCATCAGGTGCAACATCAACTACATCATAATTGAACTCACCAAAATCCTGTATCATCTGAATAATCTCAAGATTCTCAGGATTAATAACCATAAACGAATATGAGAACGAACCACGTGATTGATTTAGTTTTATTAAATCTTTGAATCTTTTTTTACTGAATGAACCAACGATTGAACACATTATCTTTGTCCGAAAAATAAAATATCATCTTTAAAGATGTTGATTTTTGTACTCATAATATCTGTTGTATGTGATTGTTTTACTTTTCTGATACCACGTATAATTGTGTTAATTGCATCGAATGAAAATCTTGTTGATTCATTATAATCATATTCTTTTGATAATGATATAACGTCTTTTAGCATAGCCATCTTCTGCTCGATTTTATATACATCTTCTGCGTTTGCTGAAACTAGTTCAGACTTATACAAGGTTACTTCTTCCTTGCAAAATTCGATTAAATCTTCTGTGAACGTCACGATTCTTCCTTATGTGATTGTGTGTTAGAAAGAAAAAAATTACTTAACTAATGAAAAAATTACATTTAATTCTTGCATTAATTAACTAACAAGAACAGTTATTCTATCTATCTATTCTCGAGCAATGTCGAGTCTATCCTTGCGGATCATCCCAAGGGCGGTATCTACCCATCTGCTTCGAGGATTACGTTTGGCTTTCCGGTTCGATCTTGTCTTACCTTAGATACACCGTCATATAGAGTCAATATTTCACTGTTCTTGTGTGCACTACTTCGTTTGGCGTTTTATTACATTACTTTGTCTCAAGACAACTACTTGACTGGTTCCGTGTAGTTAGCGCCTATTAATGTTTCGTGCTTTTATATCCAACCCCATTTCGTGCGGGCTCAATGTTTAAGTTCATTTATTATTTTTTGGGTGGTGTTGCTGTAATGGAACCTGGAATGCATTTGAAATTCATCAATATGAACTTCAATATAAATTCTTGGAGCCCCGTGGTTGAGTTGAACAACTTGCCTCCGCCTGTCTACTTAATGGAATCGATTAGAAGTCGAGTGACCGGGACACAGGGCATAAGATCACCATACTTATCATCGTAGGCTATATTTTTAAAGGATTCTGTCAGAGTCAAACCCTTGCGTAATTTACACGATTAAAACACTCCACCGATTATAGCGTCACGGTAAGACCCAACCTGTTATTTTTACTGTCAACCAAGGTTTTGGACGGGTACATTTATAGCAAATACGAAGCTGATACTTGATAAAGGCATCACAGAAAACAGGTTTTGAATTTTAGTGTTTTACCGTTAAACTACAGTTTGGTATAACCGCACCGCCGGGATTCGAACCCGGATCGCTCACTTAAAAGGTGATTTTCATTTAGGGGTTGCTGTATGTTTTCTGTGATAACTTTATAGGCCGTGTCCGCAATCCGAGGTTGCTCTCCACGCAGGTAACTTCATTACCAGAAGCTCATCTATATCCCATCGGCCTGGACCTTAATTGAGAAACTCGATAAGTTGAGTGCAATCTCATTCTGTTTCGTCGGCGCCGACTACATAGTTTGGTTAATGATTGCTTTTAATTTGTTTATGATGTATTATATCATAATGAAGCTTAAATATCACTTACTTTCCAATACTTTTTGAAATGTCTTTGATATCTTTTTCTGATACAGTTGCTAGTTGACCTTTCATCAATGCACCCATACCATACTTGTTCATCGTACCTGCCTTATATCCTAGAAGTGATTTCTCAATTTCTTGATGTCTCATATCTTTGACAACTGCAGATTTTCCTAATGCATGTTTTTCAAATGTTGTTCCATGACATGCAATACATTTACTGGTATCATATGCAAATAACGATACACAGAACATTAACGCTAAAATAACTTTTCTCATAATACATCCTTTTTGTGAATGATATATTATAACATAAGATTGTGAGGTAATTGTGAATGGAACCCAATGTAGGAATTGAACCTATGATCTGTCGGTTATATGCCGACTGCTTTAACCACTAAGCTAATTGGGCGTAATCCACCCATCGTTTGCTCCTGATATACAGAGGAGGACGAGTGTAATTGAGTTTTATAGTTAAACTCCATTTTTTACTAAAACTATCATTAAAATGCTTTATGCCTAACTTTCGGATATAAGCCCGTGCTTCCATGTGATTTAAATGTATCTTCACATGGAATCAGCTAAGTAACTTGTTGAAAGTGCCCTCAATTGCTTGTTAATCTTTCATTACTTATGATTCGTTGTCAAACTGTCTAACAAATATCCTATCAATACACTGAACGACTCTATGTACTGAATGAAATATTTGGACGGGAATAGTGAGATTCGAACTCACATTGGCGTACATACAGCTGATATTACGCAGTGTTATCCAAAGTCGCTAAACTATCAACACTATATTCCCATTGGTGGGTCGAGGCGGATTCGAACCGCTCCTTCTACCGTTTATGAGACGATGGCATTAACCGATTATGCTATCAACCCGTTTGAAGGCAGACTAAAAACTGCCAACGGTTTTACGGTTATCACCTCGTGAATTTCTTCCTTGGGTTCTACGTCCTAAACGGATTCCGATAGTCTTTAATAATTGTTCTTACAAACAATAGTGCAATTACGGCAATGCATATTAGCCACTCCTCAACTAACTTTCGTTGTTGCCTACATTTGGTAAGTGGAGATTGTTCTGAAATAAAACTTTGAAAGTGAGTACATCTTGTCCATGTCGTAAACAATCTGTAATTTTGGCAACTCCCCAAGGGATGAGTTTAAAGGACGTTTTAATGAGGAATGACCTCATGAACCTACCATAATTTATTCATGTTTCAATTTAAGTTTTTCTTTTAAAAGGAATGAATTAAAAAATTCCCATGCGTTCATTGCACGTAATTCATCTTCCTGATCGAACGAGCGCAGAAGATGATTATGCCAATAGATGTTTATCACTGGTTTAAGATCTGTGCTTAGTATAAGCATCATCAAAACTGATAACAGAGATATTAAACTGTGATGTAGAATCTGTGTAGATAAATTCTACAACATATTTGTATCCATCATCAACAATATCTTTGATTATACATACTGTTTCTTTTTTACCATTAATAGAACATTTATCACCAATATTATATCTTGCCATTTTCAATCCTTCTTATATTGTATTATATCATAACATTTCTTAAAGATTGATTAATAATTGCATCTCAAGAAAACATTTAATCGTGCAACACTGAACATCATATCGAAATCTTTTATAGGAAACTCATAGATACTTCTTGATGCAAAAGGATCTTGAACAGTAAATGTTACTATATAACGTTTTTTATCTTTAGTTATTCCTGTAATATCAAGAAGAATATTCTGATAAAACCCAACGATACATTTAGTACCAACTTTATACTTCGCCATCTTGTACTCCTGTTGCCTCCGTAAACATCTCAGGATTACCTTTGATGAAACAATCAAGACTATGCTTGACACCAGGTGTCAATTCTTCTGGTTTGAAATTCTTCAACGGATTTGATGTAATATGTTTTTCCAATGCAACGTTTGTTGGTTCATCATAAAATGGTTTGATGAGAATTGGTGATTTCATATCAATATCGAAAATTGCATGTACATCCTGTGGATATAATGTCAACGAGTTATCAATGCCATCAAATTGTGTTCTGATAGTAATATACTCACCATCATAATCACTTTCAATTAGTGATTGCTCTTGGATTTGTATCATGAACGCTTGCTCATTTTTTAAACGATCAGGTAACGCATAATCCCAGTTTTTGCTCGACACCACAAGGGTAAACGGTGTTTGTGTTTCCAATAAATCAATGATTAATTCATCGATTGCATTACGGATTACTTCTTTTGTTGAGTCTTGAGTTTTCATATCTTTCCTTCTAATTAATATAACAATTATATCATAATAAACTTAAATCATTTTTACTTTCGCAAAAATGATTCCACAATATCAGTTTTTCCCTTTGATTTTAGAAATTCTATACAATCGTCCTTAATAACCGCAATATAATCTAAATTATATTTTTTAATTATTTTATTAGATATTTTTGTATAAAATAATGTTCTCTTCTTACTAGGGGATATTATCCTAACGGGTCTATTATCTTTTAACAATATTAAACATATACTCATCATGTATGAAAACACATTAATACTATTATCTTGAGCTTGAATATCTTCACCATTTGATTCGAGATCATCAAGATAAAAAAAATGAAGTTCAAAAAAGTTCATTTTTTTATTATACATAAACAGATAATCATTATTGTTTATTGTTTTTCTATAACCGAATAAAAATTTATATGAATCTAAAACATTGATTGTATATTCTATGTCATAATCAGAATTTTTTTGTTCTCTTAATTTAGAAGAGATAATTTTAATTATATCTGATTTATTAAGTCTTTTTTCGGTAATAGGTACAATATCAAAACTTTCAAATATTAGTTTCTTGAATTTCATAGGTGCCTCTATAGTTTTAATTCAGGCATAAGACGATAAATCTTATCCTCATATCTGTATGTAAACAATCCAGGATTCTGAATATACGTCCATACACCTAACCAAAATTCATGATCTGGTGTTCTGATAGATGATATACCAACAGTTATACAACCAAAATTTTTGTTTGTTAGTGGATTCACACAAACAATAAACTCACTATATGTTGATGGTTTAAATTTTTCAATGTTTTTGACTGCATCATTTACATAATTAAGAAAATACTGATCTGTTATATGTCCCATCTTAATGAATGTCCATAATATAAAACCGTACTTATTTTGTATGCATTCTTCAGTCATTAACAATGACTCGTTTATATCAAATCCAAACTCAGGAACATCAAATTGTTTACCAATGAGAACTGCCGGTATAATATTCATATTAATCCTTCTATCTTACACATATTATATCATAATAAACTTAATATAACCTACAAACCCCGTTTGTATTCAAAGATGCGTGAAAAACCCATCAAATTTTTGATGACGTGCATCTTCGAGTATAAATGATCTTCCTTTGTTAGGACCGAATTTTAAACGTGAATATGCTTGTGCAATTTTATCAGGAGTAACCTAGTACATTTATCGGAACCGGCTGATGTTTTAAACATTTTTACTTGATTGTTTTTGAAAAGGAGGTCTTTGTTTTAAAGGTGTGATTTGAAGGTCATGAATAATCCTTATATTAATGGATTATTCATGTATATCTGAAACCGATTTTTGCACTTTTGGTCGACTACCTGATCTACCTCTCCATATAAGATGGTGGAGAGGAACGAGTTGCACGTCCGACACAAAGTTTTGGGTTGCTGTATGGTTCAATTTTGAAGGTTTTTATATTCAATTTAACGTTTTGAATATTTTTATGTTCAATTTATGAACATAAAAATATACAATGGAGCCCAGTGAGAGATTTGAACTCCCGATCTTCGAGGTTGCAACTCGACGCTTTAAATCCGCTTAGCTAACTGGGCATAATAATTTGTATATGTATTATACAGTAAAGAACCTTAAAACCTTATTAAGGATTTAAATTAATCTTATCATATGTTGGTAAAGGTGTGGTTCGAACACACATTGTTCCCTTAAATAATACGAATATCACTTAAGGGAACCGTCCTAACCAGTTAGACGACTTTACCTTCTTGGACGCAGGAACTGGATTTGAACCAGTGACCTCAAGGGTATGAACCTTGCAAGCTACCGAACTGCTCTACCCTGCAATATAAATCAGAAAGCGATCTTATTTTCATTAAAAGTGAAAGTTTGTTTGATTTGCTGTATGCTTTCTATAACGTGTCAAAAAAGTAATCATATTGACCATCTAGCGTTTCCTAGGACACTGACTGTAAAATCGACCTACTACTTTGTATTTGCTATCCGTCGATAACGCTACTGCTAGTGTATGTTTAAGGCGTGTGCATCATTTAAGAAAGCACTTCCATCGTTTATAATTACTTTTTTGACACGTTCAGACATAAATGTCTTAGATCAGGAAATTTTTATTTTAGCTTCAAAGTTTGAGTTTGATATTTAAATATTTTTTGCTGAATATTTCCTAATCTAAAACATTATCAGGTAACGCTATTTTTCCATAAAATTGGGTGTGATTGCTGTATGTTACCTATTTCTCACATTGTTCATGATATTACGTACAAATTTCACCTATGTCGGCTTCGATCCCGACAACCTCCCAACTCAATGCCAGGTATGCACCATCACACTCGTAGGTTATTATGTACGCTTTTTCATGTTTCGCATATCTTCTAACAATGCAGGGCTACTTGTACCTCACCTTATGCATATTCAGACGTTTTTTGAGTTATCGACAAGATTAATGGGACTCGAACCCACGCACATCGGAGTTTACCCGATAGCTCTAACCAACTGAGCTTACAATCATGATAACAAATATATACTATAATTGCCTGACGGATATTGGGATAGCTAGTCCTCACTATCATGGTCAGGAAATTGTAAACAATACATCTAAATGCACTCGTTACAATTTCCTGCTTTGTATATGTATTATATCATACATAACCTTAAAAATCAATTAAATATTTTAACTAATTCCTCAATCAATGAGGAACTATTTGTTTTCTTTTTGATACATGTATTATATCATAATAACCTTAAAATAAGATTAATGAACGAACCAAGAAATGCTTTTTGAATATGCATGAGTTGAGATAACTTTATCCCAATCACCTTTAGATATCCAATCACGAATGATAGCTCTATCAGTGCCATTTGCAATCTCTTGACCAATCTTACGACGCTTCCCATCATTGTATAATGTATAGCGTTTCCAATCAGGAAGAAGTTTTCCGTAAAGGTATTCTTTAATATCATAAGTATAAAACTCGCTGATATGTTCTGTTTCTCTATACTTTTTCTCTTTCTCCCAATCGAGTTTTACCTCAAGTGAGAGTTTGTTTTGAGAAATCATTTTCAAACTTCTACTTTGTGTTCTATCGAGTTTCAAAACTTTCTCTAATGGTAGACGAGTTTTAACATCATACATGGTTTTACGCCAGTAAAATTTTTCATTCTCATCATAATAGATAGTAACATATTTCATCTTGGTAATAGAATCCATTCTACTATATGTACGAACGATTACTTCTTCTCCAATAGTGTGTTTCATCTCATAGAACACTTCTTTATACCCAGAGATATATTCAATCAAAGCTTTATAAGCATTAGTGACTTGAACCAAAGGTTTCATTGCACGAGGCTTATATACTATAACTTGTTCATTTTCACGACGGTAGATATTATGGTCACATTTTTCAGTAACCATTTTAGTCTTAGCATCGTAAACTTTAAGTAACGCACGACCCTTATCTCGGAAGATGTTGTTACGTGTTTGTTTTTTTCGTCTGGTATCTTTATGATTCCAACCACCTACATTCTCTTTCCACAATCCGTTCATGTTGAACCTCGTGTTACCATAATTTTAACTTTCGTCAAGGTAACTTAGGTTTCAGTTTTCGCCTTCATGATTTAATCCTTATATTGTTATCTAAAAGTACATTATAACACATCGTAACTTAAATATTTATTAAGTGGTATCGCAATAATCTAATAAAAATTAACTATATTTTTTTGTTAAGTAATATCTAAGTCTAAGAAGTATCTGCTCAGTGTAATCACGACCAAATACATCAACTAATGCTTCTTCGATTTTAGAAAATGTCTGAGTTGTATTCCATTTCTTTTCTATAGTATAATCAATGAAATCAACCCAGTCAACTAGACAATTTTCATTGTTCAATAAATCTAAAATGAATATTAAGGACAAACCTTGTGAATCCATAAACTTACCAATACCTTTTATAACTCGCTTGTCATTGATAGATATACCAGAGTTATATAGGATATGGTTTTTAATTCTTTTCTTTAGACTGCGTTTAGCTGTGACATATCAACTACCTTTATTTTGTTGGGTATTTAGAATCTAATGAATCTATATAAATTAACGGACTTTCACCAGCTTTGAGGTCATGAATCTTTTCAAATCCATTTTCTGTGTTAATCATAGATTCTTCTTTCTCTATAGAACCTTTGTTTTTCTTCCAACCTTTTTTGACATTAAACTTGCCAGTTGATTGGTCTACCGAACCCCATTCAATATGTGGGTCACCTATTGCTTCTACAAAATATTTCTTACCAGTTCTAATTGATGTCACGATAAATCTACCGGTATCTTCAGAATTGATTAAGAATTTCTCTCTTAGTGTTTTCATGTTTCATCTTTTAATTGTTCAATCTGTTTACGAATATATCGCATAAACATCATAGCTTTATCTTTAGGTAAAAATGTTCCATCACCACAATCTTCTATAGGGACAGGGAACATAAAACCACACTCAGTTTTGTACCACAATTCACTCTTCCTATAGAATTCAAAAATGACTTGTTTGTTATCTTTTACCATTTCTTTAATATTCATATCACACCTAATTTTTATTATAAAGTTTGGAGCCAACAGCAGGATTCGAACCTGCATACTAGAGATTCGAAGTCTCATTCTATCCTTTTGTATCGGCATGTGAGGCTTACGCCTCTTGAAGCATTTCATGTAGCGAATACTCACCATTAGAAGATACTTTAATGATATTGTCCATCCAATCGTAATCAAGAACTGGACGGGTTTCAGCACCAGTATTTCGTACTTTGATGATTGTTGCACATGTAAAAGGATACATGATACAATCATTCATTGTATATACATCAAAGGTTTCACCAACACCACCATTATTACAGATGAGTTCGTCTGCTTCAGTTACTGGATACGCCCAGATACCTTCACCATTCCCTGATTTGAATTTTTCTTCAGAATCAGGAAGATTCACTTTGATATATTTTTCTTGAACTAAATCTAGTTCACCAGTATAAAATTCTTTTGCTTTAGAAATTAATCCTAAACCTTTTTGCGATTCTACAATAACATTGATATCTGATAATTGCTCCGGTGTTAATTCATTCTTCATGTAAGTCCTTCATATTGTTATGTAACATTATACATCAATGAACATTAATACAACATAAAGTGCTTATATTACATCTCCATTAAAATTTAATATAAGAACTTGGTGCCATTTACTGGATTCGAACCAGTATCACAGGTTTCGTAGACCCGTACTCTATCCATTGAGCTAAAACGGCATAGTGATGTTTTTGTCCGATTTTTTATATTATCGTGGTGGTATCCCTTTCCAGAACATCATAACTGTTCCGCCAATTCCCTCTGTTTATTATAGTTGAGACTTCTACGGTTCCCGCTAAAGCGCTGATTACTAATCGTTTTTTGACTGAGCGGGATTTACTAATAAACCCAAAACACTTAAGAAAGTGAATTAACGTAAGCTTTTGCTTCACCAGCTGTTTTGAAAAACTGAATAATATCTGTCTTTTCACCTTGAATTACTAACATGTAATAAGTTGTAAACGGGTTGATGTTTCCGCCCCATGCTTCAATCTTACCTTGTCTAACATCGGAATGTTTATACGCTGGTAAATAGTACAAAGAATATTTAGTCATCTTATCTGATGATTTCTTAGTCATTTGTGGTTCATTAAATGTTACAAATTTCTTAGTGACACTATCTACGATACTATCGTAATTCTTATCACCACTTTTATTTGTTAAGAAACTATCCATATTTGGAACTTGTGCTGTTGTACCACTACCGTCGCCATATGCAAGCCAAAACTCTTTGTCTATCATATAGACTTTGTAATCTCCAGCTTCATTCATTTTAGGAATGATGTAATCTTTGAACTTATCCATTGTTTATCCTTTAAGTGTATTGTATAATAAAATATTTATAATAACCTTAAAGAATTAACGCTTTCTTGTATCTTTAGTGAATCTATCGGCACAATGTGATGCTGCCCACGAGTCTGGTTTACATACAGGTTCTACACCTGTCATTCCGTAAACCATTCCTTTTGCCGAGTTGTATGCAACATTAGAACCATTTATTGGATCAGGCGATACGTCGATATGAATTTCAAAGTCTCTGTATATCAACACATCTTCTAACAACATATACAATTCTGTTACAGATTGTACTTCCCTCATCATACGATTAAATGGACGAGATAATTTTGCATCAGTTATTTTTTCGTAAATGATGTTCTTAAAAATTTTTGATTTATCTTTTTGATAAACGACTAAGACTGTTACAAATTTAACTTTCTTATGTTTAGATCTCAGAGAGTCACAACCTAAGTAAATCTTAGCTTCGGGATTATTATTGATATAGTCAAAAATGCCCTGTAACTCTTTATCACTAAACATCGTTTATCCTTCTTTTTTATTTAATTTATATTTGGCAGGGTATCGGGGAATTGAACCCAAAACGATCTACGGGTTTGGAATCCGTTATTCTACCATTGAACTAATACCCTATATCTGGCGGGAAGTGTGGGAATCGAACCCACAGTCTGTCGGTTATATGCCGACTGCTTTAGACCACTAAGCTAACAGAGCGTAAAGTTTTGGATATGGAGGAAAGCATCGGTACCGACCCGAATACCGCATTTAAGGTACACACAGTTTAGCAAACTGTTTCAATCACCCGATTGATTTACTTTCCTTTTTTTTTTTACTTCTTTATGGTCAAATGATACATAATGTTCTACATTTCGCTTAAAGAACATAATTAAACATTCAAGAGATTTGCTGTAACCTGTTAATTTCGTAAACTCTACAAATCCTACCGCTCGGTAAATACAATAATACTCTTCAGCTAAAATTTTTCTATCCGAGGATAGTTTTTGTTTTTTAACTATATTTGCCTTGTTCAGTCTTAGTTTTTCTTTGACTTTCAACGCCTTTTCCTCAATAACACGAGCTTCTTTTTCCGCTTTAACTCTAATCGAAAGTAGTTTGTTTGTAAAATTGACTACCCGTCCTCGTTCCCAACCTTGTTGTTCCCAAAAAAGTAGGTCATCTTTAGGAATCTTCTTACTTACTTGTTCCTCTAAGTTGTGAATCCACATAGTTCCGAACTGCGAATTACCTTCACCTGTTTGGTTTCTACTTTGTTCACTAACAAAACGCTCACGTAACCAACTATACATACGGTTGTTGGCTCTTTTACGTTCCTCTTGACCTATACACATCATGTTTACCGCTATAATCAGTCCATACTCTTTTTGGTATATTTTAACTAAAAGTTGGTGAGCAACAAAGTGTTCTCTAGCTGTTAGTCTGACCATGTTGGTTTTATCATTTGAACCACCCATACACTCAGGTATGATATGGTGATTTTCTGTGTATCCGTTGTTAACTCTGTTTTGTGCTCGTAAAACCAATAGGTCGTAAGTTCGTTTATAATCCATAGTATTCTATCTCCGAAAAGTATATATACTATTATTTATAAGCGAACTACTATTATCTATCCTTTACTTAGTTAGCAAAATTATAACTTACTAGTTTCAGTCTATTGACCTAATTACACCCTACGCCACGAGAAGGCTAGTTATATGTAGGATAGTCCCATATCCGAATCGAACGGATGGTCATGAATTTGCAATCCACCGCTTTGCTACTTAAGCTAATCAACATATATTTTGGCTCCGGTGACAGGTTCCGCCCCTGCATTGTGATAGTTAACAGCTACCCGTCCTTACTATTTGACTACACCGGAATAAATTTTTGGTGCATAAAGAGAGACTTGAACTCTCAATCCTTTCGGCGTTGGCTTCTTAGACCAATGTGTATACCGTTCCACCATTTATGCATATTTTGGTACTCGAGGTGGGTCCTGACCCCACAATCTTCTAAGAGCGCTGGCTTCTAAGACCAGTATGTATTCCGTTCCATCACTCGAGCATAATTATTGGTGTTCCTGGATGGATTCGAACCATCACTATATCGGGTTTGAGCCGATTCCCTCTGCCGTTGGAGTACAGGAACATTTTTTGGTACCAGATGTAGGTAACGCTCCTACTACTTTCTCCTTGTAAGGGAAACACTCTACTTTTGAGTTAATCTGGCATTGGTGCGTCCTGTCGGTAACGATCCGACGACTCCTACTTGGAAGGAAGGTGTGATACCATTTCACTAAGGAAGCATTTATAATTTTGGTGCTCGCCGTGGGATTCGAACCCACACCTGGACAGATTTTAAGTCTGATGCGTCTACCGTTGCACTAGACGAGCATATTTTATCCAAATTTCGGTCTATTCAATAAACCAGAACATTTTCTACTACAACATTTAAAATTATCTGTAGACTTCCCTTTTTTCGTGAAGGTACATTTACATTCTTGACAAATATAAAATCTATCAATTTTCACTTCATATTGTTTTTTAAATTCTCCAAAAAGAGTTTTCAATTTTGAATATAAAACACCTTCAGATTTATCATAATCAAAATTTTCAATAACATATTTGTATCCATAAGCTTTATAAGCTTCAAATATATCTAGGAAAGAATTTCTCTTTTCTTGAAGTTTTTCTTCAAGTTTATTTTTGTTTCTCTCTTTGATTTGATCTTTAATTTCTTTCTTTATATTTTCAAGATCGAATTTAATTTTACGACCTTTATTCCATCCTAAAGGTATTTCATCAGATTTAGGTATCTTCTTAGACTCTTTTAAATCTAAATTATGAATCCACATAGTACCGAATTGACTATTACCATCACCCGATTGAGATAAAGATTGAGCTTCTGAAAATTTTTCCTTTAACCATCCATACATTCTATTACAAGAACGATTTTCGTTCATATTAGTAGATTGAACACACATTATAGAAATAGCTTTAACTAAACCATAATGATTAGGATGTATCTTCCACAATAACAAATGAGCTATAAAATGTTCTCTTGTTGTTAAGTCAACTAAATTATCTTTATCATTTGTACCACCTAAACAACGTGGTATTATATGATGAGATTCGGTGTAACTTTCAAGAGTTCTTTCTTTAGCTCTATTGATTAAGTTATCATAATGTAAAGTGTAGTTCCTAGATAAATATATACTTTATTTATCATTTTCAAAGTAATACGTCCTATATTCTAAATAGATAACTTCGCTCAAGAGGCAGGGTTCGAACCTACAATCTACGGCTTCAAAGACCGTTGGCATACCAGTTTGCCTACTCTTGAGCGAAGTTATCTAATAGATTTCTTGAATTCTCAGCTCTCCACCTTGGAATCGAACCAAGCATCGGATTTAACTCTCGCCAAACGATTAACAGTCGCCTCGCACACCTTGCGCGCTGTAGAGAACTGAGAATTCTAAGAAAAAATTGAATTAACAATAGAGAATTTAGTGTTTTAAATGATTGGTTTTTGTTTATCATTTAAAGGGGAACTAAATCCCCTTTAAAGAAAACTTAGATTGAAGTATTCTGTAAAAGAGAATTAGAAGTATTTAACCAACTTTGAACTGCTTGATTTTGCCCTAAGCTTAACCCTGCCAAATTCAGTTGACTAGCACGGAGCACGCTATTGCGATTTAATACATTGACATTAACATTTTGTACGTTGCTGCTTGTGTTACACATTGTGTGCTCCTTGTTTTTATTGTTTTATTTATGTTTTGAAAAACTATGTTTTTCTTTTTATGTACAGACATTATAACATAGTATAGCTTAAAGTTAGATTAAATTCTATGAATTTATTAACTTTTGTGAAAGATTTTCATTTAAGAAATAGACCCTTCATAAAAATCAATCTGGTGCCGATTAGAGGCTTTGCTCCCCTCACCTGTAGTTTACAAAACTACTGCTCTGCTGAATGAGCTAAATCGGCATATTTTGGTTGTCGCTCGACGGAATTGCACCGTATCTGGAGTGTCCACTGTTCTCTCCTGTAATAACTATTATACTACAAACAACATATTTTGGCGGGCAATGTTGGGTACGATCCAACAAGAGTTTTTGACGCTCTGCTAGTTTTCAAGACTAGTGCAATTATTCCATTTCTGCCAATTGCCCATGTTTGGTAGTTCTAGAAGGTACTGACCCTTCGTCTATCCCTTATCAAGGGATTACTCTGCCATTGAGCTATAGAACTATATTTTTGGCGATCCTGAGGAATTTTGAAATCCCGACCCTTCCGCTGACAACGGAGCACTCTGCCTCTGAGCTACAAGACCATTTTTAAATTCTTGGTGGAGATAGAGGGATTCGAACCCTCGACTCAAGATTGCAAGTCTTATGTATTCCCAATTATACTATATCCCCAATTTGGTATCACCAAGGGGATTTGAACCCCTGACTTCACAGTGAAAGTGTGACGAGATAACCCCTTCTCCATGGTGACATATATGATGGTGGGCAGCCTTGGATTCGAACCAAGAGTCCATAAAGAAACCGGGTTACAGCCGATGCACCTATCCAGTTAGTGTTGATTAACCGCCCACGAACAAGTTGTTTGAGTAAAACTTGAGAAAAAAGACCATACGAATATGGAACGCCGTAAACGAATACGACACTTTTATCCAAGATGAAAAGAAAAATTGATTAATTTTGCACGTGTATGTGCTTGAGGAATCATTTTGACTTTCCATCACAGAAAGTCAAAATAACTTTCTGTTAGGAGTTGGCTTCCGCCGAGTTAATCTCATATGATGCCGAAGCATCGGTAATATCAGACGTAGATGTATAAGAGATAATGCTGGTATCACGATATGTTGCGATTGTTGATGATGCGCTTGTTTCGATACCAAACATGATATTCTCCTATGTGTTTATTGTTTTTATTTATGTGAACATTATATCATAACTTTGCTTAAAAACAAATTAATGTTTTAAACTAATTCATGATACAAAATTCGTTTATTCTTTTTATGTACGTGTATTATAACACAATGTACCTTAAGAACTACTTATGTTTTATTTATAGATTTTATAAATTAAAGAATTTCGTCAAAAACACCTTGTGTAATAAATGCATGTGTATTATAATTAAAATCACGCATCGTGACGGACTCAATCGCTCGCAAAGTAGCATCACGATTTAATACTGGGAACACACGCTCGGAGTTTTCATACAAAAATGCACGTACCTCATCTAATGTTACAACTGCAACATACTTGCTTGTATTTTTTTCAGGATTAGCGATGTAGTTATTAATCCTCATATCAACGATTACTCTACCTTCTGATTTTACAAAACGATCTACATTATTACATTTTGCTAATGCAGTAATTAATGTATCGTCATCTTGAATTGACCAACCAATTGTTGCTCCACCATATAATGTACCATTACGTAGGTGGTTATATTTTGTGTCTACTGACATATGTTTCCTTCATATATAAATGTGTAATACATTATAACACAATGAACCTTTGAAATAGATTAAATTATAAATAAACTAAAAGAAGGAGTACATATGGCATGGAACTTTAACTCAAGCCCAAATGAATACAATTTATTCAGCAGACAAAGCAAAGAGTTCATTGACAAGTTTGGTATCCAGGTTGAATACTTTAAGATTGATAATATTGGAAGAAATATTATCTTTAATGAATTTAACTATAGAAAATCTAATTCAAATGATGTTTTTCCTATCATGGTATATCCTGAAAATACAGAATCATTTGATAATGCCGGTGATATGTTTAGTAAATTTGGATTACAGTTTACTGACTCGATCAACCTCATGGTTTCAAAAGAATATATGAAATCTATATATGATGTTACAGATTTTAAAAATATTATGCAATGTGTAGGTGATCTTATCCGTGTAAATCGAGGTAAGATATTTGAGGTTACAGGTATTGAGGATGAGGTTGCAGGTCTAAGTAATATGTTCACAGAAAGTAACGGGAAAAATGTCTATATGTTAAAATGTAGAATCTATAACTATAATCCACGTGATGAAGTAGAAGAATTAATTCCGAATGATGAATATGATTTTAGTAATCTAACATCTGTATTTAATGACATCAAGACAGAACAAGAAACAGAAGCAGCAAAATCAACAACAACTAGAGATTCCGTCTTTGGTACATTAGGATAATAACATGGCAGTTAATACAACAGATTTACACGTAACGGATGTGGCATCATTTGCTATCATACCAACGCACCTACTGTGTTACCAGGGGATAGTTCATTACAGTTAGCAACTACTGAATTTATACATAACGCATTATCAGGAGTTAGTACTGCAAAATATCATTTTATTGCAACTGAAGGTCAATCAGTATTTGATGCAGGTGTTGCTTTGGTTGACCCAATATCAACACACTCACAATAATAGATACTTTAATGATATTAAAACAATCTGAGGTTTATATAAGCTCCGCAAGGGAAAGACCTGCAGGTGCTGATGTTGGTACAAACTCTTTATTTTATGGAGGATCTTCATCAACATATAATAATATAGCTTCACTTATAACTACATATGGTACATTAGTTCAAAATGATGTTAATGTAGGTACAGGTAGATGGGTCTTGCTGATGCATCCCTATAAATAAACAAAAAGGAATACTATGTTAGAAAATACCACAGTTAAACTTTGGAGACAATAAATGATAACTTTAAAAAGAAATAAAGGTTCTGCATTATCACACGATGAACTTGATGACAATTTTGCAGGTTCTGTAAATATATTTGATGCACAAACTGTTGATGGTGTTAAGACATTCACATCATCACCCGTTGTACCAACACCTTTACCAGGTGATAATACAACAAAGGTTGCAACAACAGCTTTTGTTACATCTGCTGTTACTTCTGCTGTTACTACTGATACTGTTCAAAATGTAACTGGTCAGAAAACATTTACACAGTTAATCAAAACAGATGGAATTGTCTCTATATTAAACACAAATGGTGGATCATATATTGATTTAAATGATGGGCAAATCTCTATTGGTACTGGATTGAATAGTGCTAGTAATGTTCCTGAGATAAGTATTGAAAATACTGGCTATGGGATGAGTGTTGTATTCCGACCATCAGATACTGTTGTTTTTCAAGCTCCTAGTGTTTTTGGATTCGGTATAAATGTTCAAGGACCGTCAGGTTTTGGGGATATTTCCTCTCATAATAATATTTGTGATTTTTTACGAATTTATGATTATGGAAATGGGTTAAATGCCTCTTATGAAAAAACGATACCAATTAATGATAATTCCTTTCAAATGGCAAATACAGCTTTTATTCAATCATTACTTGGTACATCATTGGCTACTAAACAGGCTACATTAGCTTCTGGTACTAATATTAAAACTGTTAATGGTACTAGTATTCTTGGTGCCGGCGATATTACTATTTCTGGTGGTAGCACAGATATACATTCATTAACTGAGAAAACAATACTGGCTAATACAGATGAATTTCTTATCTGGGATTCAATTACAAGTACTTATAAGAAAACAACATTCTTACAATTAAAGAATATTGTAGTATCAAATACATATTCGGAAGTTGGGTCAATTGTTCTATATAATAATATTCCAACTGGTTACTTAGAATGTAATGGTCAAGCTATTTCAAGAACTATGTACTCGGCTTTATTTGCTGTTATTAGTACAACTTATGGTGCTGGTGATGGAAGTACAACATTTAACCTTCCTAATTTAGCTACAACTGCTAGTGTTACTTTTGTTGCTGGTCCAAACTTAACATATGAGTATGCTAATCACGCTATGCAATTCTTATCAACTGATGAATTTGCTCTTGATACTACTGGGATTCAAGGAGCAGTCGGGGAATTCTACAAGATATCTGGGAATGTATTTGCTAATAGCACAAGTAATGCTGGTATTAATGTTTCAATGACTAATGGAGGTCTTCCCTATAAAATTTCTCCTTTAAATCATCCTGATTACACCGGAGAGCAGGCTTTCCTAGTATCTGGTGAAGGTTCAGTTAATGGGACCGGATCTGATTTATCAGTTTTCAATGCCGGGTATTGGTCAGGACCCAATCCTGGTCAAAGTGGGATGTTACCAATGATCAACAATGGGGCAGTAGGGTATTCACAAATCACATTAGCTGATAATCGAGTATTATTTATGGGTGGTATCAAGAATTCAGTACCGCAAAACACTACAGCAATAGTTCAGTATAATGGGTTGGGTACTCCTATGACTATAACTACTAGTACTCCTCTTCCAAGCTCATTATATTATCATAGAGTTTCTCAACTTCATGATGGTCGAATTCTTATTACTGGTGGATTTACTTCTACTGGCGCAGCAAACAAAACTTATATTGGTACTATTACTGGAACGACGATCACGTATGTTGAAAGCAACATACTTCCGACGGATTTATTCGGGCATGAACAAACAGTACTATTAGATGGTAGAGTATTAATTACTGGTGGGTCATCTAATACGGATATGGCTGGATTATCAAATAAAGCCTATATTTTAACAATAGTTGGTAATACAATTTTATATAGTGATCCTATAATCATGCCAAGTAACCTTTTCGAGCATAGAGCTTTACTACTTTCATTTGGTAGAGTATTAATTACTGGTGGTATGGCGTCAGCAGGTACCCCAACTAATAAAACATATTTCCTTACCGTCGAGAGTGGTAAAAGAAGTATTAAGTATTAAGTATTAAGTATTAAAAGGATATAATATGATAACAAGAACTTCTAAAGGTGCACAATTAACCTGGCAAGAAATGGATCAGAATTTATTAAGTGTTGTAAATTTAACAGATACCCAGATTATAGATGGATTCAAATCTTTTTTAAAAACTCTTAAAGTAGGTGAATTAGCATCACTTACCAATTCAAATGGTGGATCATATATTGATTTAAATGATGGGCAAATCTCTATTGGTACTGGATTGAATAGTGCTAGTAATGTTCCTGAGATAAGTATTCAAAATTATGTTTAGGGACAAACTGTTGAGTTCAATCCTTCAGACTCAGTTATAATTAACTCAACATTATCACTTAATGGTAAACTCTATGCAAATACAGATATAGACTGGAATTCTGCAACAACTTTTAATAATATGAATCTTGGAGGTATCAATTTTACTGGTGGAAGTTATAATTTTTCACCAGAATATATAGGTATGTATCCAAGTACATTTATGACGGTTCGTGGAGTAATTGAGTCTAAAGATTCATGGAGTACTGACTGGGATGAAGATAATATTATTGATTTTCTTAAAAACACATTGCTTATAAAAGATGTATTATCTGGAACAGTTAATTTTACATTTAAGACATTACCAGAATTCACAACAAATGATAACTCAACATCACTCTGGTCAAAAACTATTAAACTTATTTTAACTAATACATTAGATGCAACTATAACATGGGACCCAAAAATTATATGGATCAGACCACCTGTTTATTCATCTAGTGAAATTATTGTAGTAATGGAATTAAATATAGGTGCATCAGGTTTAACAAACGCATACGCATATACAGTGTGATTTTCACACTGTATCTTCTTTCCTTCAACTTAAATTAATCAAAACTATGTTATAATTGTTAACACATCATTCATTAATTCCTAGAATTTTTGAGATAAAAAAAGGTCACTCAATTAAAAATTGAATGACCTACGTATTAGAGATACACTAAGGTATCATCCACTTATTGAAGTGGAGATACTTTACCTGCTGCTGCCGTGAAATCTACACCGAATGTACTGATGAAGTTCTCTGGGTTAAGAGGAGTTGTGTCGATTGCATAACGTTGTGACAAGATGATAGCTGGTTGGCCACTTTCTTGAAGTGTTACCCGTTGGAACGTTGCTGGAACGTATGGGCTGAAGAATACAGCTGAATCACGACGATCTTGACCTTTGTACAATACAGTTGCATAATCGTTTTCTGCGAAAGTGTCAACAACAACTTTGTAACGACCATCGAATGTTCCTGCTACTGCTGTAGACATACCATCAACTGTTGTTTGTACACCGCTTGCAGTGAATCCACCAAGTGCTTCAAGAACAACTGATACTTTTGGAGATACAAGTAATGTATTACCAGCACCACGACGAGTCAAACGACCAATTTTAGCTGCTTCGTCAGCAAGTTTGATTGCAAGAATACGATATTTTTCGATTTCCCAACGACCATCATATCCACCGATTGCAGCATCTGTTGCAACACGTGCTGTGTTATTAACTTTGTTGATGATTTCACGGTCAATTTCTGCTTGCATTTCGTAACTCATGATTCCCATAAGTTCTTCATCAGCGTTCAATTGGTGTTGAGATTTCAAATCTTGGTACATCTCAAGAGTATATTTACCTTTCAATTTACGAGTTTGTGCTTCAACAGATTTACGTTTAAGTTCGAATCCGATTTCATTCATATCTTCGCCAAGTTTTTCACCCGCTGCTGTACTGAATGGACCTGTGTAACCTTTAAGAACACGATTAAATGTTGCTTCGTTTGAGTAAGTGTCAAGAATAACTGCAGTATGTGTACCGTCAGTGATTGTGTTAGTTCCGTTTGCTACTGCAGTTACATCGTTCCAAAGAACTTTAACTACGTCAACACCGTCTACTACTGCTGATTCTTTGTAAATAACTTTTCCAGCAACTGTTAAAAGGTCACCTTCTGCTTTAGATACAACAACGATTTGTTTTTTAGGACTTGGAGAGATACCATTGATACCGTTACCAGTGTATGAACTTGTCATTGCATAGATGAATCCAGTTGGACCTGCAAGTGGTTGAACACCAGCAATTTCGTTTGCGATCAAGTTAGGATATACACGACGTACAAGAGGCATAAGGATTTTTGTAAATCCTGCGATGTCAGCTGCAGCTGTCCCTTCTTTCAACATTGCTTCGATAGCTTTTTCTTGTTGTTCAAGAATAACAGCCATAGTATTCATGTCTGATTTCTTAATTGACGAAAAATTTTCGCTCAACAATTCTTTTTGGAATTTTTCTGTTAGGTTTTGCATATTACCTTGTTTCCTTTTATTAATTGATTTGTTTTATTTATGTTTTAGAAAAAACGTGCAGAATCTGCAACTGATTTATCTAATGTAGAACCTGCGAACGCTTCTACGGCCTCTGATACTGATACTGCAGGTACGTCAGCTGTTACAGCAGGTACGTCATCTGTTTTTGAACCAATAACACTTTCTTTTAATACTTCAAGTGATTTCAAGTATTTTGCAGAATTGCTTGCATCGAATTCAACTACGCTTGCGAGTTTGTCGAATTTTTCTTTTTGAACAACACTCATACCTTCTTTTACTTCAGCAACTAGGCCCATTTTAAGAAGTTCTGCTTTTTGTTTTTTCAATTCCATATTTTCAACAACAAGTGCATCAATGCGCGCTGTACTTTCTACAACTGCTTCACGTGCTTCTGTGTCATCAAGATTTTCAGAAATAGTTTTCAATTCTACACCACCTGCGATAAGCAATGCATTGAAACCTTCCAATAGAGATTCGAGTTTTTCACCCTGTACACTTTCTTCAATTGTGATTTTGTTTTCTTTGATATACTCTTCAGCGATCAAGTTCAAAAACTCATCAAGATTTTCAAGCAATTTTTCTTTGTATTCTGCAGCTTCAGCAACGAATTTGTCTGTGATTTCTTTTTCTTTAGCTTCTACCAATTCAACAATTTTTTCTGCTACAAGTGTTTCAACTTTAGTGTCTACTGCTGATGTAAAAGATTCAGAAATTTCTTTCTTCAACTCGTCTGTGAAAACAGCTTCATCAAGTTTAGCAAGGATATTTTCCATATCTTATTTTCCTTTTAATTAATTACAATATTATTTATTAATATTAAACTTTAAGTTAACAGCTTCAATTATAGAATATATAATATCATTAACTGCCGTCGCCTTGTCGTCATCTTTAAGATCTTTCACATTATCATCAAGTGCAACCATTAGTTTGTCCATTGCACGTTTGCCATCTGGCGAAACATTAAATTTCTTTGCATACGCTGAACCAATTTTATGTGTTACTTTGTAGAATTTAGGTGATGCTGCTGCTGTTTCAGGATTAGATTCTATCTCTGATAACATACTGAATAAATCTTTAAATTTGCCTTTTGCTGCTTCCTGTACCAAAGTTTTATCGACAATTGAACAACCGCTTTCGCTACACATTGTTACCTTCTCAATCTCACCTGATTCTGTTACTTCGTAATCAAAATCTTGTACTACACCATTTTCAACAATTAATGACTCTGATATACCATTTAAGTAACTACCTGGGTTACTTGGGTTATCAACTAGATCATATGTGATAAGTTTAAAACTTTCTACCACACCGTCACGTCCTACTGATCCTACACCACGTGAGCTGATACCAATTTTGATGCCTTCATCAATAAGATTTTTCAATCTGTTTGCCTCAGGATTATCAAGTAATTTTGCTTTTCCGTAAACGAAGTCACCTTCCATACGAAGCTCAGTAATCTTGATAACTGCTTTCATTGGGTCAACTGTTGTACGTGGAGGATGTTGCCACTCGCCAAGTTTCTCTAATCCTGAACCTTTAAGAACGGATTGATATTCAAGGACTTGTTTTTGCCATACATTTGTTGGATAGATACGCTTATTGGCATTTCTTACGTTAGCTGTTGAAAATACACCTTCGACATAATATGATTTAGATTTAAAACCACTTGCCTCATTAATATCTTCAACACAATATCCGTCTAATGGTACGGCTTGTTCGAGAATAAGTTTCATCGATTTACTCCTCTTTGACATGCTGTACTGAGATAAGAATTTAAAATTTAATTCTCACTACAATTATTCTGCATCAATTGATGCGATGTCTTCTTTTTTTGTTTCTGGTTTTACAGGTTCTTGTTTTTCTTCAGGTTTTTTTGCTGAATCGATTTGTGCAAAGATATCTTTGATACGTGCATATCCTTCCATTTCTGACTTTTTATCCTTAATATAAGGATGTGCTTTTACCTTCTGATCTAGAACTTTTTTGACTGTCGCTGCGAAAGCTGAAAATTCACCATTCTTCGCTTGATCGAGGGTTGCGGGAGATAATTCTTCCATTGGATGCCTTTAATTTTTATTCAGTGTTATTTATAGATTAAAATTTACTGAAGTTAATATCCGCCGGAATCTTCTTCAGTTTTATAAAATGATGAATATTTTGGATCTTTTTTCTCTTTTTCAATCTGTTCAGACATCTCAGTAATTTCATCATCACTCATCTTAAGGATGTTTTTAAATGTGAATTCAACACTAAAAATTTTACCTATAAGGTCAGCAATATTGTTATATGCTTCAATTTTCTTTCCAAACATCTCACTCTCAAGATTCTGAAGGAACGTGTTCTCTTTACTGAAATACAACTCAAATGAATCGTATATCTCATTCCATTCTTCTGAAGTAACCTTTCCTTGTGCAAGAAGATGTCTGTACATAAGTTCTTCAAATAATTGAAGGAATTTTTTACGTAGTCTTTGTACGTATGCAAAGAATTTTACTTCGTCACGTTGAATGCTTGTTGCTGTAAAATCAAATTCTGAATTGTTTCCTTCTACCTCATTATTGATACGTGACATTGGTATCTTCAATGCAGTGTATAATTTTTTCTTAAAGTAAAGAACATCACCCAGTTCACCCAAGTTACCAGTTTCATCCAATGTATCTACAGTTGTTCCACGACCACCTGATCGATTTGGAAACCAATAATCTTCAACTAGTGTTGTAACATGATTTTGATTACTAATAGTTCCTTTTTCAACATCATAGAATTTTTTGTATTTGAAATTAGCTTTTACCTTATCAATCGCCGCTTCCGCTTTTTGATGTGGTAGATCACCTACGTCAACGTTAAAAACACGTCTAGATATTGAACGACTGAAACGCATTGGAATAAGCATATCTTCAACAGTTTTCAATTGATTTGCAGGTTTGATTGCTGTATGCAACTCGCTTAAAATAAGTTTTTCTGAACCATTACGTGAGCGTTTAAAACTTGGATCAATATAAACACCGCTATCAATTTTAAAAACCTCATCAACCTTAAATTTTACTTCAGATGTTGTCTGAGTTGTGAAACCGGTGAATGAATCAATTTCCTCAATGATATATGTCCATTCTTGTTTTGTTTTATCAAAATATAAATCAATAGGTGTAAGAACATTTAATTTTACAATACCACGTGTAATATCTGAATTATCATAGATTGTTTGGATATTAAGTTGTCCATCAACAAACCATTGGTTTATCAATGAATATGCATTAGCATCAAATCTAAGAAGTTTTACCATTTCATCAAATGCTTCAGTAAGCATTTTTTTAGTTGCTGATGATGTTTCTGCATCGCTGAAGTTTATTTTTACAAGTTGGTCATTACCTGTTGTAAAGACAATTTCATTTACAATCTCGGATACTGCTGCTGATACATCAGGATGTGTTACAATATCACGAAATGTTTCAATATATCTTTTTTGTTCCGCCAGGGATGATGCCATAAGGTCACGTGAAGATCTATCCATTACATTATCGGTATTATCGAAAAATCCAATTGTAGGTGATATCTCATCAGAGAAATTTTTACTGAATGAACGTGCAACAACAAGCTGGTCAGTGTCAAAGTCAGATAAATTTTTATCGTCTTTCTGTGCGGGAATAAATGTCTTTTTCAACGACTCGTATATAGTTCCCATTAAGTTTCCTTTAATATAAATAATTGTTATTGTATTATTTATACAAAAGGATTATTATGACACGACACGATATAGACGATGTAGTAGCACGTTTGGCACTTCCACGTGACCACGAAGGATATTACGTCGATGCGTTTGGTAATAGAGTTTCATTCAATGGAATCAGAACAATCAAACCCGCATTTACCAAATTAAATCTAACAAATGAGCATGCAGAAGAAATTTTTAAATGTGCAATGAGTTTTCAATATTTCAGGGAAAACTATTGTATCATCTTGACAGATAAAGGTTATGCACGACCACAACCACGTGATTATCAAGCAAGACTTGAAGGTGATTTACTTGATAATAAAAGAAACTTGGTATTATTTGGTAGACAATCAGGAAAGACTGTAACTGTTGCAACATACATCTTATGGAAATCATTATTTTATCTAGGCGATGAAATGACCATTGGAATCGCAGCTAATAAACAAGGTATGGCGATTGAGGTACTTGATAAAATAAAAAATATATTTGTGAATTTACCTTTTTGGTTAATGACAGGTGTAAATTCATGGAACAAGAAAACTGTTGAGTTTGAAAATAAGGTACGTATATTAACAAGTGCTACTAATGGTGACTCATTTCGTGGTTTTACATTGGAATTGTTATATATCGATGAGTGTGCATTTATCCGTCCTACAATCTGGCAAGATTTTGAGGATTCTGTCTTCCCAACGGTAACTGCTGTTGAAGGTTCTCAAATTATTATATCAAGCACACCAAAAGGTATGAATCATTTTTATAACATGGTTCAAGGTGCAAGATTAAACACCACTGGTTATGTTTTATCTGAGATGGAATGGGACGAGGTTCCTGGTCGTGATAAGAATTGGCGTGATAACATTATAGCTGATAAAGGTATTGCATACTTTAATCAAAACTTTGGTTGTGTTGGTGAAAATTCTATTATAAATATATTTGATACATTAACTGGTGAATATATAGATATAACAATAAAGGATTTCTATGAGAGATTATACAATAATTAAAGAAAAAACCAAAAACAAACATATTTTAGAAAAAAATAATGATGGTGATGTATATGATGAGAAAGAATTATTAAATATTATTGATTTTAAAGACCTTGACATGTATTTAAAATCTGGCGGGCACAGAACAATGATTAAAGATAATCCTAAATTATATAGATCTATTATTAGACATACATCGTTACTTAATAATGGAAAAAATATAACATTACGTGCAAGAATAATATTTTTAAAAGACCAGGAACAACAAATATATTGTAATTGTAATTCAAGAATAAAATGGGACTCTGTAGATTTTAGATTTATAAAATGGTGTCCATCATGTAAGCCAGCAACAAATTCAAAAGATTTTTTTATTCAAAAATATGGTTTAGATGAAGGTACCACAAGATATAACGAGAATTGTTTGAGTCAGTCTAATATATCTAAAGGAAGAAATACATTACAGTATTTTGAAGATAAATTTCCAGGAAACGGAAATTTAAGATATGATGAATATTGGGATAAAAACTTTTCTAATAGGAATACTTCAAGAAATTATTCAAAAATATCTCAAGAGTTATTCTGGAAAATTTATGATAAAATGGATGATAAATCTGAGATATTTTTTGAAGAGTTAAATTATGAGAAACATATAAATTTAAACAAATATGATAAATTAATATTAACTAAAAACAAAGTAAGAATAAATTTAGATTTTATGTATCTAAATAAGATAATAGAATTTAATGGGGGTTATTGGCATAACACCCCAGAAGTCTATAAAAATGATATTTCAAGATATAATATATGTAAATCTAAAGGTTATGATATTTTATTCATAAATGAAAATGAATATAAGAATAATCCTAACGAGACATTATCAAAATGTATAAGATTTTTAGATGCACCTACAGGTATTATTAATAGTAGATATTTAATAAAAACGTCTGATGGATTATCTCCTTTCGATGGTATTAAAAAAATACTAAAAAATACAATTATATTTGAGTTGGAAAAAAATTCAATAACAGTATCTATAGATCATATGTTTGTTATCAATGATAAAGACGTATATGCACGAGATTTAATTATAGGTGATTATCTTGAGTCTATTACTGGATTAGAAAAAATTATAGATATAAGAATTGGGGATGCTGAGTATGTTTATGATATTTTACACACATATAACCACAATTATGTTGCAAATAATATAATAAATCATAATTGTCAATTTGAAGGTTCTGATGATACGCTAATATCACATCTTGCATTACAGCGTATGGTTCCAGTGCCTCCATTGCATGTAAATAAATTCATTGATGGCTTACGTGTTTATGATATGCCTGAGGAAAAATCAAAATATATTTGTGCTGTTGATAGTGCTAAAGATGGTCTTGATAAAATTGCTATTCAGATGATAAATGTTACAAAATTCCCATTCATACAAGTGGCATCTGCAAATCTCGATATAAGTTATCTTAAACTTGCTGGTCCTCTAACTGAGTTATGTAAGGAATATAATAATGCATTTTTAGTTGTAGAAAATAATGAAGGTGCAGGTCAATCACTTGTAGATTCTGTTACGAACACATACGAGTATGAAAATGTATATAAGGATGCGCCCGGCAAAGACGGAAAAATGCGTAGATATTTTGGGTTTAGAACAACGTCACGTTCACGTAAGGTAACATTAAGTTTATTACGTACATTTCTTGAAAATGATAGATTAATACTAAAAGATCATGCAACTATTGATGAATTCTATCATTTTATCGATATTAAAGGAAAATATCAAGCGGATGATGGTTATCATGATGACCTTGTAATGGCACTTGCTATTTCATTTGCACCTATTAAAGATATAAGAAATCTTGAAGATCAGAAAAAATTTATTGACTCGTTATTTGAGGAAATGGATGAAGATGAGGAAGATACAACTTTTGAAGAAGTATTCGCATTTGGTTCATTTGATGAGATAGATGATAGTATTCACAGAAATGAATTCGCAGATTGGAATTCATATCGTGAATCTGAAGATAGATATGTTGATAGCAATTTTGGTTAAGGAATCTTTGGTATAAGTGTAAACACATTTCTATTAATCGTATCACCGAGTCCTAACTCACCATTACCATTCCATCCACATGCCCAGACGGTTCCATCAGATTTTTCAATGAAAGTGCTTTCATTGCCCGTAGTTATTTTGCTTGGTGATATTATATTTGGTATCTGGGTGAATACAGTTGTATTCATTTCATTCCCTAAACCAAACTGTCCAGAATCATTATATCCACAGGCCCATACGGTTCCATCAGATTTTTCAATGAAAGTACTTTTATTTTCAAATTTTATTTTATTTGGGTGATTAAATTCTACTGGTAATTGTGTAAACACATTTCTATCAAGAGTATCACCTAAACCTAACTGACTAAAGTCATTATATCCACAGGCCCATACGGTTCCATCAGATTTTTCAATGAAAGTGTTACCACCACCTAATGCTATTTTATTTGGATTATTAAATTCCGTAGATAATTGTGTAAACACACTCCTCGATGAAAAATCACCAGTTCCACATGCCCCGGTACCATTCCATCCACAACCCCAAACAGTGCCATCATTTTTTTCTATAAATGTATGATTATACCCACATGCAATTTTACTTGGAAATGTAACATCTGGTAATTGTGTAAACACATTTCTATCAAGAGTATCACCTAAACCTAACTGACTAAAGTCATTATATCCACAGGCCCATACGGTTCCATCAGATTTTTCAATGAAAGTGTTACCACCACCTAATGCTATTTTATTTGGATTATTAAATTCCGTAGATAATTGTGTAAACACCTCGGTGCTAAGATTATTACCTAACCCTAACCCACCGGTACCATTCCATCCACAACCCCAAACAGTGCCATCATTTTTTTCTATAAATGTATGATTATACCCACATGCAATTTTACTTGGATTATCAAATTGTGTATCAATTTTAGTAAATACATTTCTATTAATCGTATCACCTAAACCAAGTTGGCCTCTGTAATTATATCCACAGGCCCATACGGTTCCATCAGATTTTTCAATGAATGTATACCAACCGAAAGATACGATTTTCCTTGGATTAGTAAATAAATCCCATTCAGTGCTCAGTTTAAAAAATATGGTTTGTACATCATTACTACTATTAATCTGTATCCATGTTTTATTTTTAGTGGAATCTGGGTTAACTGGTATTTCAACACTAACTACAGTTGTAGTACTCGATACAGTTGATAAAAGGGATATTGGGAATGCCTGAAATTGATTGACATCATCAACTAATACATCTACACCACGAGGTGATTTTGTAAAAGTTTTAATTCCTGCGACTGCTGCATCCGTATCAAGTTTAACACGATTTATATCAAGTTGATGAAGATTATCATCCATCTCACCTGCAGAAAGAAACGTTCCTTTATTACGCATTAATGTAATCATATTTACCTCACTGAATTGTAATGTATTTAACTAACCACACATCAGTTTCATTATTTAAAGTACATTTAACTTTTAATGTTTGCTCTGCACCTTTTAAATTTTCAATGGTAAAGGTACTCTTATTCTTAATAGTTTTCTTTGATGTTTTTTGTCCACCAATTTTTATTGTTTCAGGATTTTTATCTTGTTGTTTAACATATGTTGAGCTAAAATGATCAATATCATCAATAGGATCTTCAATGATAAGATGAAATTTATATGATGTTTCCCCTTCATTCAATGAAAATTTACCTGATTGTTCATCAAGGGTGCAGTTTACACCATTTACAACTAGGAACACTAATCCCATTTCTTTACGTGCAAAATCGTAAACGGGAAAACTATCCAAATAATCATCAACACACATAATTGCTAGTTGATAATCTTCCTTTGAAACCTTACCAAGATTTACTTCTTTTAACCCATCATTATGTGATACAGAAACTGGGAGATGTTCAGAGTACATATATCCTTTTATAATCCCTGATTGTTCATTAACAAAAATCATCAAAGATTTATTTTCATCGTATTCATCAACAAGTATTGATCTTTGAGATTCGAATAGTTGTTGAAACGAGTTTCGTTCCTCTTGTGTTTCATATAATTTAATCATTATTTTTCCTCTTTTAGAAATTTTTCAAGTAAGGTATCGCAGTAATTACATTCATTACATTTGTTCTTACAATTTACTGTGTGTTCAAAAAAATTATACTCATCTAGAACATATGCATTAACAGTTTTGTAAATGTAATGAGGATTGGTATCCAATGCAACGGAGAGTGATATATTTTTATTATCAAACATATAAGCTTTCAATCGTGATCTCACATCCTCTAGTGGTTTTCCTCTACATGCGATTTTGAAGTAATTGATACCCATATCACGATATTTATTGATATATCCTGGAACGATAAATGGAGATTTCAATGTGAGTGATTTATCACTTTCAAAATCTGAACCACACGTGAGTACAGAAAAATTATTGTTTTTTGTTAAGTCATGATTTGATAGTGCATCATCACAAAACTGTTTATAAGGACAGTTTGCAATACATCCTTCGTTAACAAGCAATGTGGTAGTTATATCATTGTTTTTACAATATTGTATAATTTTTTCTAATTCATCTTTATTTCTGTTTAGTGATCGATCTAACATAATATGTTTAAATTTAAAAAATGAAACATATTGAATAACATCATCTAACGTTTTCAATTTATTATTAACTGAATTTTTTATGACAATTTTTTTATTCAATTCTTGAAACTGATGTGATCTCATTACTGCTGTATTGTTTATTGTTAACATTTCAACACCAAGGGTATCAATAATGTTAATAATATTGTTCAATCCATCATCTGAATAAACATCCTCATTATATGTTGCACCATTTAATACCAAATGAAGTTTTATGCCTTTTGATTGAATCTTTCTCAACTCATAGAACATTTTCTCATTGAACCCAGTAGCACGTGCTGATGATGTATATGCATTTGGTATTGAGAAATATACATCACTAATTTTATCGTATGTATTAATTTCTTCAAATACCTCGCTCAATCCTGCTGTATAACCAATACTAAACATTAATTTCCTTTATTTCATTGCTGCTGAAACAGTAACACCAAATGATAATGTCGATTGTGTTGCATGATAACCAGCAACAGCTTTTGCAGAAACAACAATTATCGCCGAGTGTCCTGAAACAGAACCCGAAACTGAAGGTGCTGACGAAGCAACGGGAACACCGCCACCATACCCCGTTGTACCAGTTGTAGCACCAAGAACGGAAACACTTATTGAATAATTCCATGCATCAGGATTAACAATGCCTAATATAGATGATAGTTCATAATTATATGTTCCTGCTGATTTAAACCCACCACTGTTAAATGTGATTGATTTAGTTGATGCTAACTTTACAGCTGCAGCTGCAACTGATGCGGATGCTGCAGCTGCAACTGATGCCTGACCAATTAATCCTAAAAGGTAATTGTAATCAGCCTTTGTTGAATAACTACTTAAATCTTGAAGTTCTTGACGCTCTAAAATTACTTTTGTTCCCATGTTATCTCCTTACGATTTTGCTCTCATGATATATGACAATACATAATATGGAGGCATGATATTAAATGGCTGTCCACCACCTGCAGTATTTACAACTGTAGAATTTCCTGAAACCCCAGGAGTTACAGGTTTCAATGTTAATTCATTATAACCCGTTGGTGCTGTGTGTTCAGAAGGACCTTCCTCACCCATCAATAATTCATGTGTATGTGGCGCAAGATTATCAATCGATAAAGCTTTATCTGAACTACCACCAAATTGATCAATCATATAGGTTGTCCCACCAGATGTACCTGCACCCAATATAAATCTTCCTCGAAGATCAGGTGTACCGTGTGAACCGTCACATAAGTACCAATACGGTGCGAGGTTAGCAACCTCCACTGTACTTCCTGAGAACGATATAATACCGCCAGGTGGTACTGCATAATTGTTACTTTGTGTAAGTTGATTATCTGAATACAATTTTGCTTCATCACGTTTTGCATCAACATATTTTTTATTAGTCAAATCTTGTACATCAATTGGATCTACAGGTTGTTTAATTGCACCAGTGAGTGAATCACCAGTTTGTTTTACATAGATTGGGTCAAGAATTGTTTGTAATGCATTATCGGATAAAAACAACACAGTAATTCTCTCACCATTTCTACGTGGTTCAAGCCATATAATACTTGTGTTATCCTGATTATTGATGTTAAAGTCTGTTCCTTCATACATAAGTGCTGAACCTGAATAAATCATAATTTGACCCACCATCATCGGTACGCCAACATTCAATGAATTAATAGAAACTTGAGTGATTACTTTATCAATTTTCTTGATTACGTTATTGTGACCTTCAGCAAATTTATTTGCTATCTCCGCATCAATATATCCTTTGTTTGCTGCATGTGTTCCAAGTACTGGGGTTGCAACATTAAATACATTTGCTGAATTACCATTAACACGTGCGTATCCAAGAAATGAATCTTTAATATCATTAATCTCAGTATCCACATATCCTTTTGTGGTTGCATGTGAAATAGCAGTTGGTTCCGCAACGTTAAATTTAATAGTATTATTACCTGCTAATGATGCTTTAGTTGATAGTTGTGCAAGTACATATTTTTTTGTGGTTGCTGCGTCTTGATTATCTGAATCAGAAATTAAAAAATATTCATATATAGAACCATTTAAATTTGCTTTTAATCGATCTAGTCCATCAATAGCAGTAAATAGATTTCCTGGTTTGAACGTGTTTAGAATCTGATTTCTGTTTTGTGGTAAAGTCCATACTGTATCATCAGTAGTACCTGGATTTGTATCTTGTAGAATATAACGATTGTATGCTATCTGATCAGCATCAATATCAATAGGAATCTCTTCCCAATATAATGGATTAAAGTCTGGTTGCATATTTGTATGTGGTTGCAATGCAACCCAATATCGTCCAATTATTTGAGAAAGATCACCTTTAGCATATGCATGATTTACATCCCACGCTTGTGGTCTCTCACCAAATATAATATTTGTTCTACGGTTCATTGTTAACTGTTCACGTTTAAGAACTAGAAAACCTTCATTAATTTTTTGTTCTGAAATCCACTGACCATTCTGTACTAGGTCATTTAAAAATTCAGCTTCTGTTGTTAAATATGTAGTCATTAAATCATCCCTTACTTAGGTTTAGCTGCGATTGCATCACGAGCAGCCTGTCTTTGAGTTAGTAATTGTTTATATTCATCAGCTGTTAGTGATGTTTCAATTCCTAAATCTAATTGATCTCGGTATTTAAGAACTTTAAAATCAGTTGAATTTAAAAAAACAAAATTATCATCGAGAGCTACTGGTTGTATTATTTTTGTAAATGATTGAACTTGAACATCACGTGTAACAAGCTTGTCATTAATAATTTGAAATTTTGTTGGGTCTGTATCATCTGGTACTTTGATATCTTTCATACCTTCGATTATAATCTCAACTTCCGAAAGCGATATAATATCGCCTTTATCGTTATAATATGCGTACATCATTTACCCCTTATTTCCAGAACATTATTTTTACGTAACCAGAGTACCATTGTGAATCACCATTGGAATACACACCGCCTGATCCTGTTTTTATAGTATATGTTGAACTATTATAACTTTCAACAATGGTATGACAGTTTGCACCATAACCATTCCAACCATACCACCAATACCACCAATAGTTGTTATTGTTTGTCTGAATATGAGGAATCGTATATACATCTTTAGTGAGTGATGTAGAATTATTGTGTGAGAACAATAATTGTGCTATTCTTGGTCTGCCATTCATACCATGAGGTACTGTAATGCGATAATTACCACCTGTTACATAAATCCATGCAGATTCATAATCTGCAACTAAATCAATGTTTGCACCTGATATGGTACCTGAACTATCAATAACTTTTTGTCCGCCAATTGTTAAACCTGAACTGTCAAGTTGAGATGTACCGGCAACAACTACGGGTGCAGTTAAACGTTGTGCCCTTACTTGATCACCAATATAAATTTTTGGTGCGCTAGAATATAATACAAGTTCATCTTGAGGGCGGTCAACATTTGGTTGCCATCTACCAAATGCGAGATAATCCCCATTTAGATAAAATCCTATACCTGTTGACCATGGTCCACTATAACTTCTAATTGTAAGATCATTTACAGGCGAATCTATTTTTATACCCAAGCCTTTTATCTTTAAGAATCCATTTGATGTAACAACAGTGTCCGCTGCTATAGCTTCTAATGTATTAGTGGTGCTTAGGATTAATTTATGAGTATTTAGGTCAATATCACCTTTGATCTTACCACCTTGATTTGGGTAATAATCATGAAATGATTGACTATGATTATATGCAATTTGACCTAAATCGCCACGATATGCGGTTTCAGCAGTTACCCCAAGATCGAGATTTTGAATCCATGTTTTATTACCTTGGAGATCGGAAGTTAACACTAAACCTAGTTTATAGGGTAATGATATACGATCTTCCTTTCCAGTATTTAGTTGGACTAAAGGAGTATTAAAATTTTCAGGAGAACGATCTCCTTGCTTTAACAGTTGAATATTTACTGGCATGTTTAATCCTATTTTCTTATTATGATATTTATAATATAGGATTGATTGAAGATTTTGTGAGAGAATTATTGTGAGGAAGGTTTGAAAAACTAAGAAAAAATTTCTTTTGATTTCAAACTGTGTAGAGAGGTATCTACATAGTGTTATTATATCATAATATATATTAAATATTGCTTAAAGATAATACTTAATAGTTCCACAGTCCCAATATCGGCTATAACCATTATTCAACATGTTTTGGTACTCAGTTAAATTGTCATCAAAAATTTCTAACTTATCTTTTAGTTTATGTTTCATAAAGGTACTTCTATGATATACTTCTAACCCATTAAAATACCAATAAGATGGAGGAGTTTCTTCCGATTTATATGAGTAAGCGTCATATACTTTATTCCCTTGATTTCTACTCGTATCTGCATATGATATTAAATTATTAAACACATAATTATTTTTGAAGAATTTGAGAAATTTACTAAACATTCCTGAAATGTTATAATCTATCAATGTGCAAAATCTTGATAATTCTATTTCATCTTTTTTGTATTTTGATTTAGAGAAAGTCATTACAGAAACAAGCGTACTATTAAAATAGGCTCCTAATCTAATACTTGATGTATCTTTACCTTGTATATGATTATCTAACAAAAAACTATTTTTTGTTGAATTATCAATTTCTTTTATAATAACTTGTCTTGCATAACATAATCTATCTAATTTATGTAATTTAGATTTAATTATAGATTCGACTATATTTCTTTTTAATACCCAATGATGTTCAAATATATGATATAAAGTTATACCTAATTCGTTTGCTATTATTTGCTTATTTTTATGATAATTTTTATCTTTGCCCATAGATTCTGAATGCCAATATAACCCATTATATTCAAACCCAATATTTAATTCAGGTATGAAAATATCAACTTCATTCAATCCAACAAATCTACGAGATTCAGTTATAAATCCAAGCGATTCTATAAATTCTTTAACTTCAATTTCTGCGTTTGAAAATCCAGAAATCTTTGGTGTACATTTCCTACATATAGAACTTGATGTTGATATTATTCCAGTATATTCATCTCCACAAACTAAGCATTTAATTCTTTGATATTCTTTCATTCCCTTATACTCATCCAATATAGTTATATTTCTATCTAATAATAAAGTATCTAATTTAATTTTAAAATTATTATATTTTATTTTTGATTTATTCTTAGCATTAATTCTATTAATGCATTGTATTGAACATCCAGATGAATATGGGTTTGAAAATATTTTAAATTTTATTTTATTTCCACATTCACATATTTGGTATTCTTTTATATTGTTGATTATCATATATATTTCTTCTGAATAATTATCTCCAAAGTATTCTCTTACTATTTTATATCTACTCGCATTATATTTTTCAGTATTAATCAACTCCATTACTAAATCATATTTACTTGTATAAAACTTGTATTTTTTAATATTCTTATATCCAATTCTATTGTCTACAAACTTTAACTTTGGATTTTTCAAAATATTATTATTTAAACAATAAAAAATCTCATATGGGTTAGATGTCCAATTTATATGAGAATAATCTATTTTTAATAAATTAATTATTTCTAATATGTGATTTTTATAAGATAACATAATATCATCTATGTTCTTTAAATTATATTTTTCAATTAATGTACAAGCAAAATTACTACATCTATGTTCTTTTATTAATCTATCTTTAATTAAAATCTTATTACATATTTCACAAACATTAGATTCTTTTTTAATCTTAGCTTCTAATGATTTTTTATTATTAGATTTAATTAGGTTATTTGTATCATTCCGCTGACATAAATTAGAACAATATTTTTTAAATTGATTGTTTCTATCGGGTAATACGAGGGTATTACAATTTGGATTATAACATATTTGAGGTTCTTTAATATCTAATTTTAAATAGAAAAGTCTTGTTTGAGGAGAAGTGTCTTGAGGTAGAAATGGAGTTAATAACTCCAAGTCTATTTTGAAAGTTTCATATCGAGTTAAATCTTGGGTGCTTCTTTTTGTTACGTCACCATTTGGGAAGAAATTGAGTAATAATTCTGGTTTAATCATGTTATAAATCCTCTATTAGATATTATAACATATTTATACTTAAATTAAAATATAATTTTCCATACAATAATAAGTTTTACTGTATCTTCTTTAACACGTGCAGGGAAACATTTCATACTGAAAAGGTCGGTGTCACCACCTGATACAGAAACTAATCCCGCCTCAGTATATGCAACAGGACCTGCTGGGTTGTTTGCGCTTGTTACTGGGACGGTAACAGTATAAGTTGTTTCTTTACCTGATACGTTGATTGCAACATTGACATCATTTAGTGTTTCTGACCCATTTACCGTGTTGAAAACATTTGAAATTGTTGATGCTCCACCTAATGGGCTTGGTGTAAAGTCTACATACCAATATGGTGTTCCTGCAGGTGCAACCTCTGAGTAAAGTTTCAAACGTGTTGAATCAAAATTACCTTCTGTGTATGAGCCACCTACAGCTTTAGGAGTTAATAGATCCGTTCCCACGTGCCCACGTGTACCAAGAATGAATCGATTGATAACTTTACCGTTTGCAAGACCAGCGATCAATTCTGCCATGTTCTTACGAGCTGCATCCATGATAAGGTTTTTGTCTGAGTAACTTGAGATTAGATCCCCATTAGCATTGTATTCGCTAATTGAGAAATCTCCTATGAATTTAATAGTATCTGATAACATATATCTTCCTTACTTTATTTTAATTGTTGTATTTATTAAGAATTATATCTAACTCTTTTTGGAATGCTGATCTTGTTTTTATAAGATCGTCACGTTCAAGACGAAGATGTGTTCTTGTGTACACACCCCATATTCCTACTACTGTAAGAATTTCTGCTTCTTTGTCTGAAATAAGAATATTTAATTCTGCAATATTTGTTCTGTAATCATTTATCAATTCTGAATCAAGTGTTAATACGTCACCAATAAACCCAATGTAATCGTTAAGAACATAGATACCGTTTGTTAGAATATATGTGTATATACCTGCACCATCATCTGTATCCATTGCATCCTCATAACCAAGTGGTTTTTGACCAATACCAACACTACCTACTGCCATACCATCAGCATTATCCATATTGATGTAGATTGTTGTTCTTCCCATCTGATCATTTGTTATAACAGTATCAGTCATATTTTTTTCATCAGATATTGTAGTTATATCTTCAACGATATATGAATCTATTAGATCCTCACCTTGAATAATAAAGTAAAATTCCTCACGTGAACTTAATGTCTTATTCAATCTTTCTGTGATATTAAGAATATCTGTTTTGTCCTGGGTTACAATGTTTTTTAACTCACGGATTTTTGCGATTAGTATGTCACCAGTAAGTAATGGAACGTCCCTACACATTGATTGTGGTCTAGGATCGCTGAAACCTTTCCATGCACCAATTCGTCGTCTTCCTTCACGTGTTGCATATGTATCGTACATATCCTGATTATATGCAAGGTCAATTTCAAGATCACTTAATATCTTAATAAAATGATTTACATAATAATCTGTATTGTTCCAAAACAGCTCTTCATCCTCAGAAAATTTGGGTGAATATTCATTTAATGCATCAGTAAGTTGGTATGCGAATTGATCGCCATTTTCACCGAAAACTTTTGAATTATTCATCCAAATTGTTTCTTCCATGAATATACTATTTTCCTCTGGTTCTGGAAAATCCTCAGGAAGGAACGTTGTTTTGTGATCTGTTAGATCGGGTTCGAAATAATCTTTTATATCTTCAAGATAACTATTATCGTCAATATGATCTACCCTCACATTATAATCACGAACGGGTACATGTGATATTGTTACAATACCATTATGAACTGCATAAACTACATCATAATTATCGTCTATATATGATGTATGTATCGCCATTTGTGCGTCTTTTGTCAAGACAGTTACACGTTTTTTAAACGTGTAATCTAATTCATAGAATTTTTTTGACCATTTGTGTGGAATAGATTCTTTATCATAATAAACAAGATCACCATTTACAGTCCGATATAATCGTTCTCCTGTCATAAATCTAATATCTAATTCTTCTATTCCATATTCATTAAGATCTGATTTGAATGTTTTAATGAGTTGATTTTTAACATTACCACTTGCATCAAGTTCATCTTTCCAAGAATATGTTTTTCCGTTGCGCTGTCTTACAGTAACTACAAACCCATAATTTTCAATTTTTAAATTGAAGTGATCTTCCATTAATAATTTTAACACACGAGTGTATATTACATTGAAACCGACGGGATGAACCACTGGTCTTATAGCACGATTAAACACAACATTATGTAGTGATGATTCTACCTCATAAGAGCATGGTACGAGTTCGTCGGTTTCAGGATCTCTATGGTCTTTAACACGTATTCCACCTATAGGGGTAATACCTGGGTCAAGATTTTCATTTTCTAATAGATTTGATAAAAAATCAAAAGGAATATTTGTACCTTTTGTCTGTGCAAAAGGTTTAGAACATGCAATGATTTCCTCATTGATATTGATATTTAATTTACTCATATCATATAGATCAGTTTTTTCTAATCCTAATAACTTTGCATAGCTTGTTAGTTTTGAATCAATTTCTCGATCATTTTTAATGGTATCAAAAAAATGATTTATATTTGTAGTGAATAGATTTACAAACGCCATCTTTAATTCAATGTTTTGTCTTTTATTTACTGGTTGAAAACTGAATGATGATTTATCTTCAGCCTCGTCCTCTTGGATGCTTGTGACGAGATTTGCGATATTTGAGATTTTAGAGTATGATGTTTCATCAATAAATTCTAGGAAGATCCTGAACAACTCAGAGATAACTGGATTGTTCTCCTTAATGTGTTCAGGAACTAATGCGTTTAAAATAATTTCAAAATCTCTTTTCATATCTCTCTACTTAAATAAATTGTACACTATTTAGACGTGGAATGCTGTTTCTGAAAAATCTAACATTATCAGTTTTATTTGCAAGACGAATTTTTTGTGGTTGGTTAAAATAACTTTTTAACAATGATGAGTTAGCAAATACATCTGTTCCGTTACCACCATTATTTATCCAAATATCAACTCTAATATAATTGTCGCTATCTAGAACACCATTTCTTATAATATACTGTCCAACATCTTTTCCTGCGTAAACAATAGGTAAAACATCAAGTTCTGAAATTTCAGATATATCATTTACCTGATAAGGTGCATTTAGATCAATTGTATGTTTAACACGAGTATAATCAACAATCAATGAATGATCTAGTGTTACATCATAATTCTTGATGAAATCTACTGTATCAATATTTGGCATATTTTCAACAATCAGTAATTTTTCAGGTGTCGACTCATTATACATTGCTTCAAATGGTAATTCAAGATAAAATTGAAACATAAAATTATCACCAACACTGATCATATTTCCTGTGCTTAGATTAATAGAATATTCAACATTGATATCTACACCTGATATATTTCCAAACTGCCCATCTACCATTCTTATAACATTTGAATTAAAATACTCTACACCAAATTCATTCATATCTGATTTAAAATACGAATTTATTACATTAAATAATGACATCTGCGTAGATTTACTATCGTTTATATAACGCATAACTTTGATCATAATATCACAATCTATAAACACGGGATTTACATGAATGAGCTTCATTGTCATAATCTTATAACGCTCAAGATATTTCAAAATATCATTCACATTTGTATCACTTAGATAAAATTGATTATTATAAAATGTGCTTGCATTTGGTTCAATTACTATTCCCGTTGCATTGTCATATATATCGTTGTTGATCAATCTGAATACATTATTATCGACATCATGATTAAATTTGTCTGAGTTGTTTGATGTTATTGATGATAAAAATGATAGATATACATTACCTATCTCTTTTTCAATTTTATCCTCACCACCATAAACTATACATCGTTGGACCTCAGTACGTCTTTCACATATCGCTTTATAATCCATTGCTGTAACGGCACGATTTGCTGTATTATAAAAAATCGGTGCATTTATCTTGATATCTTCGTTGGTTTCCTCATTAGTACCTACTGCAACCATTCTCGGCGCAGAGCCAGGTTCTATTACAGTATTTGCTTTTAGAATCGTATCTTCAATATCAATAGTTGTAATATTGTTTCCTAATGCCCCACTAGTTTTCAATACATTTACAGATACTCTAGAACCTGGATATAAACTCTTACCTGTGTTTCCATATCTGAAATACACACGAATAAACCCAGTATCGAAATCCATTAATGGAAGGAATGAATCTTTATTGTTATCAACTTCATCATCGATAACAAAATATGTTCTTTTATGGAATGGTCTATCAATCATAGGTTCAACTGCTTGTATATCAAGCATAGGATTACTTTTATAATTATTAATAATACTATTTGTTGAATTTTTCCACGAACTTAAAAATTCCCATTCTCCTTTCATAATACTTGAAGAATCATCAGATTTTGCAATATAAACATCTGTATCTGCTAGTATATCTTTGATTAATCCATTTGAAAATTCAGTCTGAACCCAAAGTGATCCTTTTGGCACCATCGTAGGAGTACTCAATTGAAAATATACTTGAATATCTTCTGCCGATGTAACAAATACTTCAATACCATCTTCTTCAACTGCATCTTCATATACAAGAATTGATGACTCCGTTTTTAGTTCGCCATTGTAGTCAACAAATGTACCAATAACATAGTTAAAGTCACCACGTTCTGATTGCATAATAAGAGTTCCCTCTTTAACACGAATCGTAACTCGAGAATTATCATTATAGTTAAGAACGTCCTCACGAGAAATAATACGTTCAATATCAGGACCCATGTAATAACAATACATTCCATTGTTTGCTTTGAATCGTGTGTACTTATGCACGGTGATTGTTATTGTATCTGAAGGCCATTCAGAAATTGCAATTGCAGGAACAAGGGTGATTTCAAATTCAGCAGATTTTGCTTTTAATGCCTCATACCCAATATTTCTTGCAGATTTAAGAATGTTTGTTCTGTCTGTTGCATCATTTAGAATCATCTCATTAACACCAAAGTTTGTATTAGCATTTACGATCTGAGCTGCACTTGCAAGTAGACTGATCAAGACAGAGATATTTGATCCTTCATAATCGACATCAGTAAAAACATTTGAAGCTTTCACTTTTTCTTTTAATGCAAGTGAAATTTCCTCAAAATTGAATGGGACAACCTCTATCATTGTAACCTCTTAATTTAAATTTAAACGAACAGTTTCTACTGAATCGATTAGTGAATTCTTTATACTATAAAGAATATTAACGTTTATCTCATGATTATCATTTCTGTCCATGATCACGTCAAGTACATTAATTCTTGGTTCTTTATTTTTTAAAACAGTCATGATCTCCATTTTAAACATCGCTGCATCGAGATCATCAAACCCTGAAAATATAATATTCATTGCTTTTGAACCCATTGAAGGATTTCCCATTAGAGAATATTTTCGTATAAGAATTATATTTTTAATTGCATTTCTAATGGCATCTTTGTCGGAGATCAAATAACCAAGAAAGTCGGGAGACATATCTACAAATTTCATTGATACTCCTTTTTTAATTATTTATTCAATTTAAAAATAATGCACCGTCAATTGTTTTAAACATAATATTTTTTTTAGAAACTAATGCAATATCATTGTCTGAAGCGATTATTACTTTTTTATTAAATTTTATTATCGTATAACCATTGATTTCCTCTATACCATCAAATATAGAAAGTAATTGGTCTAACTTTTCCTCACGAGTTAATACATCTGTAGATTTTTTTATCTCAGGTAGATTTTTAACTGCTTCCGAATACTCTTTTAACATATTTTTCCTTTAATTTGCGAATACGTTTCCGCTTCCGCCAACAATAATAGAACCACAATCTATAGGGTCACCTATCCTTGCCTGGGGTTTACCATTTGTGAATACTTTTCCAGAACCCGTACAATGTGCTCCGCTATGACATGCGGGACCACAACAGTGGACGGTAACAGTATCGCCTATTCTTGACATTGGAATACCGTTTGCGAATACATTCCCTGAACCGGAATTGAGGACGTGACCACCATAGCAACCATGTTGTACTGGGTCATTTATGCGAGATACTGGAGGCATAATAATCCTTTTAGATTATTTATGCACCAGTAATTGTAATTGTAAGCGTAGCAAGATTTGAGCGTGCGGAAACTTCATCGAGTACATAATAGGTATATGTGATAACACTGTGTACACCTGTTGCCAAGGTATATAATGAAGGATTGACTGTTACCTTATTCGATGAAAGAACCCTAGTAATACCAGTTTCATTTCCAGTTGCATTAAAATCTAATGGGTCAACAGAAAGTATATCACCATCAAAATCTGTAGCGAATTGATCTAACATAATATCAAATGTGGTATCTGAAGTCAATTTATTTACTGTTATATTACCTGAAATAACAGGTGGGTGATTAACACCTTTTAATGTTACTTTTGTCGTTGCCATATTAGAACGAACTGATACTGAATCAAGTACATAATATGTATAAACAATATCTAACGTTTCATCACGTTTTAATATATTATGATATTGTTGTGGCGTAACTGTTACCTTATTTGATGCAAGAACTCTTGTAATACCATTTTCATTTCCAGTTGCATTAAAATCTAATGGATCAATGGAAAGTATATCACCATCAAAATCTGTTGCATTTTGATCTAACATAATATCAAATGATGCATCTGTAGTTATTTTATTAACTATAATATCGTTGGAAACTATCGGTGGATGATTAATACCTTTAATAGTTATAGTTGCCGTTGTTCCTGATGATTGTGCATTAATAGCATCTAATAGATGATATGAATATGTTACAACGGATGTCTGATCACGCTTCAATGAACTATATAATGATGGATTGACTGTTACCTTATTCGATGAAAGAACCCTCGTAATTCCTACTTCATCACCTGTTACTGTGAACCCAACGGAATCAACACGCAAAATATCCCCATCAAAATCTGTTGCATTTTGATCAAGATGAACATCTGACACTGCATCTGTTACCAGAAATAGTTTTGAAATTGGGCCTGATATTATCGGTGGATGATTAATACCTTTAAATTTAATTGATGCTGATGTTGGTACTTTCGCTGATTTATTATCTGTTACTGAGTATGTCAATAATACATTATTAATCTCATCACGTTTTAAAATATCCACGAAATATGTTGGATTAAATTCTAATACTCGTGTATATTTGTTATAATTAACAAAATTTGAATCATTACCTGAAACCTTTCCTAAATCGTCAATACTTATAATATCGAGGTCTATATCAGTTGTATTTGATAATAAATCAATTGTTGTTGCCACTTGGGATGTTAGATATATTACATCTATCGGTCCTGAAACCTGAGGTGGGTCATTTACAGGTGTTATTGCGATTGAGAATATTGACGTTGAAACAGCACCTTTAGAATCCTTTGCTTTATAAGTAAAACTAAACGTTGTATTGGTATTCTTATTTGCTGTAGGAGTAAAGATATAATCACCCGTATCACTTATTAATGTGAAAATACCTAACGAGTTAGATATGGTTACATTTACATTTGATCCATTTATCGCATTTGTTTCAACACCTGCAACGGTTACGGAGACTAATGTGATTACATCATTCTCCATATCAAAAGCTGAAGATAATAGATTACCAGTGATTATTGAATCTTCTAACGTTGTAATATTATTAGGAACTAGTGCCGGCGCATTATTTGATAGTAATGCTGTCCATTTAAACGATTCTAATCCTGAATCGTAAATATATACTTTTTGTAAAAGACCTATGGTTATATTACTTGAATCTAACCAAACATCCCCGATATTAATCCAAGATTTATACACACTCCAATTCAATGAAGGATCTATACCATCACCTGATGTATATATATTTGTCTTACTATCAATTGATGCAAACACAGTAGGATCTATTGTAATAGTTATTGGAATTGGTGTTCCTGATATATCTTTATCAATAGAAACAGTTGACCCGATATCTACCCATTTATAATTATAATAATTAGGAACAGATCCCAACACTCTCAAATACATTTTTACCGTTATACCATTATCATTAGTATTATCATAAAATACATCACCATGAAACAAATTCAATGTAATATTATCTGGAATATCATTTAGAATTTCAGTATGAGGTTTAGAAAATGATACATAAACTTTAGCATCACCGGTTCTGATTGTTCCTTTTCCTGGAAACACATATGGTTTATGTACACCATAATATATCTGATCTGACAATGCATTCTTTGATTGAAAATCATTATACACTAATATTAGATCTCTAGTTTTTGATGAAAGATCAGTTATAAAATTATCTAATACATTACTCTCATTATAAAACTGTTGAATCTGATTAAGATATGAATTTACATTTGTGATATCTGTGCTTATAAATTCATTTGAATTAGTTATATCATTAAATGCACCTGGTGTTGTATCAAAACTCTTTATAGGAAATGTCAACGTAACTAATCCAGTTGTTCCGTTATTTAGGGTTGCATGATCTACGCCATTTGTGATTGCTTGGTTTCCTAAATCAATTAACCATTTTAACTGTCCAATTTTATTTGGGTTATTATTAACGATATTGTATTTGTCTGTAATGTTTCCTGATTTAGAATCATATGAATTCATTAAAGATGTATATGTTGAAAGTACGGATGGAGGTGTACCAACATCTGATGCTTTAGTAATAGCATCCGCAAGACTATTTTTAGCATTTAATAATTTTAATAAGGAAGAATTATAATCGCTTGTGACGGTAACTAATTTTTGCTCTAGACCTGGAATCGACTGTAATGATATATAACTACTATCAGCATTTTTGCTTTGAATTGATAAAGTGTAATGGTATGGTGGTACAGAACCTGCAACTCCTTGCACGGACATTAGATCAATAGTTAGTGGCAATGTTTCATATGATCTGATGTATGTAATACCGGTAGATGTATTTAGAACATTATCCTTTGACTCAACCGTTGTATCGAATAATTCACTCATTGCAGATATTTGTAATGTTCTAGGAATTTTTGCCGTTGTTTTTGCAAGGGTTGATATTACAGTCCATACTCCTCCTGCCGTCTCACATGATGTTTTATCAGAATATCCATCTATACTACACGTCCCAATAGACATTAATTCAGCAGTAGCAATATCTCCTGCATCCATGATCAACCCATTTGCTACACGTGATTGCATATCTACAAGTGCCTGACCAAATCTTAATCCTTTATCATACATGAATGAAATATCAGGATCATACACTAGGCTATTAGGATTGACAAGACTATTTTGTAGTATCATTGCTGATGTAATTTCGATACCACTAACAGAATCTATTGCAAGAACTGGATCTCGTGATAATTGTGCTTCTGAATATGATAATGCAGATGGGACACCTGATGATGCATTACCATACATTTTACTCAAAATTCTTGCTGAGTTATCAAAATGTGTCTGTATTGAAACTGGGAAGGAAAATACCCCTGGTGTGGGTTTATTAGTTTGACCTAACAATAATTCTAACTCGCCAAAATGACATTCAATACCAAAATCTCCTAATCCTTTTAGAAAATCCATTAGGCGATATAATGCAAGAAGGAAATCTTTGAGCATGTTAATCATACCCATAATTCCATTGATTGATGAACATGCTGAATTAATAAGATTCACTGCTCCTGATAAAGCTTTATCGGGATTTGTACCAAATTCTTCCATTAATGTATCATTAAGAAAATCTCCCATTGCAACACGACCGGCAAAATCAAATGTACTTAAATGAACAGTACATGATGTTGCGTTAAGTAAATGTGTAAGTTGTTTATATGCTTTCAATGCATCTGTTAGAAATTTTGTCTCTGCCATACAACTTGCTTGTGCAGCATTTTTTAAATCTACAAGTTTACTCAATGATGCACCCGACATAGTGCCTGAACTTACATGATTAGTTATAGTTGTTACAAATTTAGCTGTTGCCATTTTTTACCTTTATCCTAAATAAACGAATGAGTCAATATAAACTGCTGATGCATGAATTTTAACTTTTGGGTTACCATTAATATCTATACCACCCTTGACATTCTCAGTGTGTTTTCCCGTGACATTGATTGTAACATTACCTTTGACAGTTTCTTTGAAGTTTCCTGTAATAGTATTCGTCTCATTACCAGTTACATATTTTGTCTGATTTCCATGAACTTGTGTTACTTCATTTGCATCCATAACCTCAGTTACGTTACCGGTAATATGAACTGTACTGGTTCCTTTTACCTTTGTTATCATATTTACATCTACATAAAGTTCATAATTATTTTTTGACTTAAATGTGTATGTACCTGAATTTTCAATTTCCCAATATGTTCCCGTTGTATGAAATTGACGAATACGCATATTTCCAGGGGTATCATCAGTTTCATACAGATGTCCACCGGCAGTTTCTTGAACATTTACTGATGGGTATTTTGATTTATCATTTGTTGATGGTTTTTGTTTAAATTTAACATCAACTTTATCGGGTCCTGAACCAATCGTAGTATTTGTCTCAGACAACGTATCATTAATTGTTTTGTTTGGTGTTTTATCCAATTCCTGAACACGTGAAAATCTGTGAGTTGTTGGAGAATTATAATCATTAGCTTTAGGATATGTTCCTGATGGGTCACAAAATCCTTTAGTAATATCTGGTTTACCAGCACCAATAGTTGTGATCGTACCAATAACAATAGGTCTATCTTCACGTCCTTGATCTAAAAATAACCATACCCATTGACCAGGTAATGGTATTGATTGTGAACCTCGTGTTGTTGGGAACATAAGTTCTGCCCAAGGTAATGAATCCGTAGGCATTAGCTTCTTATCCGATGTATGGATATTAACTATTCGTACTTTGCAACGATTTAACATCTCAGGATCATTGTTATCTTCGACTACGGCACGATAGAAGGTATGATTAGGGTGAACGCTTTCTTTTAATCTTTGAAAATCATCCATCATATCCCCTTTTTAATTATTTATTCATTTGGGTTTAATCGGGGCATGATCTTTCTTCATTATTCTTGGTCTTGATAAAGTAACTACTTGATAAAATGATGGTGGGTGAATAGCATCAACAATTTCTGTTACCATCCACACCCCCGATACTTCCTGATCAATTTCATCGATCTTTCCGCCCGTTGAATAAATCTGTGTCTCTATTAACTCACCTAAATTTAATGTAAAATCACCATAAATTAAAATAAGTATTTGGTTTCGTTGAAGAGCTTTTGAAAGATATGAATGGATGATTCTACCTTCCGGGGATACATCATTTAATCTTGTTGCATTCTGACCTATCTGTCCGTGATAATCAATAACCTTAGAAATCTTCTTTTTATATTCAAAATCTAGTTCATATTTAGGTAGATCAATATCAACAGTTTGTGGCGCACCATACCACGGGGAAAACCATTCTTTTTTCAATGCAGGGTCTAATAAATCGATATTCCCAGGTGGTACTTTTTTAATCTCGTCAATTTTATATATGTAATCATCATTACCGGCAACTTGATGATATATATCAGTGCGAGGTTCCTTATCCTTAAACATATCATTTAGAAAAACATATTTTCGTGCTTCACGATCCGTGTATGCAAGAATCCCTTCTTCATAACATTTTTCTTTAATGTTTCTAAATGAACTTTTCTTTCCGCTAGTAACATAACTATAAGTTTTGCAATATTTGCCTGTCGGTAATGTGGTAACACCTGAATTCCATTCATGAACACCATTAATTTTATCATAAAGTTTAATGTCCTCATCTAGTAGACACATATCATTAATGATCTCATCAGTTCTTTTCTGATTATATCCTTTACTATGAAATGTCTTGATCATATTAAATGAGTACGGGTCCATCATTGCAAGCGATATATTTTTTCTTGTCTTATTAACAGTTTCTACTTTAATATCAGTAATTACAAATACATATTTAAATTTGTTTTTGCTCGTGTCCGCAAGACTCATCTCAAAAGATATGCCTTTTTCGAGCGGAATAGATTCATTGAAAGAAAGATGATCGGCAAATGTCATTGTTGCACCTACAACTCCTGACATAGATAACATATTCCAATGAATTTCTAATCTATCTAACCACGAAATTTCAATAAAATATTTCTCACCTTTTTTGCTCATGAAAAATAATTGACTGTCTTTTGTGTATAATTCCGATAATGGACTTGCTTTCATTATGTACCTTTATTAATGTAATCTAACATCCGTGCAATATATTCAATTTTTGGGAATTTTAAATATCTATGTTTCTCATTTTCTTTTAAAGCATCGTTCATCAACTTTATATAAACCTGTTTTACCATTGTGCTTGCACTTTTAGATAATAATTTATCAAGATCTTTTTGGCGAATAGGATTCCATGTACCTTTTATATTAATTCCTTCATCTTCAATATCCATTATATCTTGTTGAAATTTGAATATTTTATCACGAGTATCATTAATATCTGTTCTTAAAATTTTTCGCTTATAACCACCAAAATCGCTCGAATCATTTTTTATAGATTCATATTCAGTTTCCATACGTGATAGATCTTTTGTAAGATTACCTATACTCGCATTTATTGATGATACTTTTTGAATTAAATCTGCATTTGCGCTATCAGTTGCATTTTGATCGGGTACAAAGATATACCACACATTATCTTTAATGGTTATATCTGGAATATCTAAATCATTACCTTTTAGTATATATCTCGATAACCAACTATTTAGTCTTGAATCTACAATTGCTTCAATTGTATATGCTGACTTAGGTAATGCAAGAGGGTTTGTTATATTATTATATAACATAAGAAGATCCCAATAATCAGATTTCTTATATATCCCTTCTGAACATAATTCAAAAGTTAGATCATCTTCAACAAGCACATTATTGTACATATTTGTTGCATAAAATTCATCAGGAATCCTATGTAAATCACGTGTGAAATTGGTAAATTGATATTGTTTTTTCTGATGATTAACAATTGAATTATTATATTGTATTCTTGATTTCATATTTTACCAGCTATTTTGATATTTAGGAATACGTTCTTTAAATGTCATTGACATAGAAACTTTTTTAGGTGATTGATCATCAAAGAATGCGGCATATCCATCTTCAAATAATGATGTACTGAATGCTGTTAACACCATTTGATCAGGCATAAACATAGAATTTAGATACTTGTTTCTAAAATCAATCGTGAACCAACCAGGCTCTGTTATAAATGCATGAAGATCAGATATTGTAGTTTTATCCAATCCAGTTGTTACTGAACCATCACTATCACCACCTAATGTTGTAGCACCTGTACCATTTACCCTGAAAAATTTTATTATATTTCTTATTGCCTCAGAATCCGCCTGTGATTCTGGAATCATAGTGAAATTAAAAGTAAATTCTCGCATAGCTTCGCCGGTGTATTCAAGACGTGTATTAGGATCTAGTCCAATACCAGTAACTCGTCTAGCTAGTTTATTTGCTGTGCCTGATGTCTGCATTGCTGCACCGGCACCTTTTATGAACGAACCAACCATTGCACCTCGAGCCCCACCGAAACTAGAAACAGCATCACCTGCTGCTGCTACTCCTTCACCTATCATATCTGTTACAGAATATTCTTGCCAAAGGTGACCTTGTGCGTCTTGTATTGAATTGGGCATAGGAAGAAGAACAGCGCTTTGAAAATTTGCTTTTGAATCTGTCTTATTGTATTGTTTATTACCTTTTCTATCTTCCTCTTTCTCATTAAACGCCCCAATTATTATACCTAGATCCCCCAGTTTATTACTTGTAGCCGCCGTTGGAAATTTATAACCAGTAAATGCAGATGATTTTGTTTTATTGGTGTGTTTGTTCTTAGTTGCTGTTGCACCTGACTCAATTAAACCATTCATATATTATCCTTAAAATGTCATTAAAGCAATTGTATAAGGATTTGGACCTGCAACTTGACTCATACCAAATTCAGATGAACCTTTATTCTCGCCTTGACTAGATGTGTTATTAGTATTATTTATCACAACAGGTGCCTGAGGTTTATCTGCAGTTGAATCCAGTTTATCATTTTGTGATGATACTTTTATATCTGCACTAGGTGTTACAGCTAATGGGGTTGCATTACATACATTGGCTAATGAACCACTTGATGATGGCGCTGATGCTGATGCATCTGTTGGTGTATTATCAACAACTACCGGGGTTACCCCCGGCGTTCCTGTTGGTTTAACAACGTTGCCTGCTAATCCTGATGGTTTTGCAACAACGGGTGCAGGGGTCTTAGGCGAACCTCCTGAGGAACTTGCTACGGAAGCAGTAGCTGTTTGTGGTTTTTTCTTTGCTACAAGTGCCTGGAAACCTTTATCAGGAGGACCAGCACTTTCTGTTTTACGTTTAGATACATCATTACCACCTGATTGTGGTGGTTTCACATCTTTAATAGCAACCGCTGGTTTTGCATTCTGTTGAACCTTTGCAGCCTCCCCGGCAGGGTTGTTTTTGACGTTTGTTCTATTAATACCTTTTGGTTCTAAATGCCAAGGTTCACCAGGCATCGGTCTTGTAAATCCATATGCATCTAGCATACCTGACTGTTGTAAGTAGTTACCTGCTGTTGAATTGACATCTACAGCCATTCCATAGTTATGAAGAGATGAACCAGGAGGTGCCACTTTACCTGATGGTTGGCCTCCATTTTTAGCAAGATCTGCTTGATACAATGCAGCTTGTTTTGCTGATGCACGATAACCTGAATTGATTTGTAATGGTTGTCCAGTTCGTTTTGCATAATCCGATGCCATTGCATTTAAATTTCCCAAAACTGCTGGTTGAACACCGCTTATATTAACGCTTGGATCTGCCGGTTTTAATGCATTACCAACAAAACTTTTAATAGCATCATAACCAGCTCCTAGGGCTGATGTTGTTCTATCAACACCTGCCATGAAACCTGGAACCATTGGTTTGAAAAAGGAACTTAAACCTGAGCTGATTCCACTGAAAATACTTGTACCTTGACCACGACCTGATCCTCTATTCATTCCTGGTGTTGAAGGTGATGAATTAGTACCCATTGTCATCTTAGGACGATTACTTCCTACGGTTCCTGGTTTTTTAGCAACTGATGGTTTTGATGCTTGAGCAGGTGTCTGGGCACCTGAATTAGGATTTTTTCTTTCCTCTTGTAATGTATTTAGTACTGTTTGTTTTTCAGTTGCTGCACGATTTAATGTTCCTTGTTGAACTGCAGTACTTGAACTTTTGAATAATGTTGAATTATTATCCATCTTGTATTGATATATTGCATTAATGATATCTTCATCTTTTGCAGATTTTGGATCTATATTTTGTGCTTTAAGTGCATTTAAAATTATATCTGAATTTCCACCAAATTGAACACTTGCAGAATAAACAGCAGATTGTAATGCTTTTGATCGTTTAGAAACATCAAGGCCAGCATCTGCAAGTTTTTTCTGTTGTGGTACAAAATATTTTGCAGTTGTATATTGTGCCTGATCTGCCTCAAACCCTTTAGGATCTTTATCAGCTATATCTTTCCATTTAGAATTGAACTCAGCAGATCCTGGTGCCAACCCATTGAATTCTTTACCGTATTTAGAATTCTGAAGGTATCCTTGTAAAGAACCATTAGCAGATGCGAATTGATGTGTACCATATGATGCACCGCCGTGATCACCACGACCTGATGATATTGCACCAGCACCTTTGTTACCAGATTCAAAATACGATGAAAGTTTATCAATTCCTTGACCGCCAAGTTTTTTCGCTGCGTCCCATGCATCTTTACCTACGGTTGCTGCGCTATGAGCAAATGATTGAATTCCACTTGAAATAGTACCGAAAAATCCTTTTCCTTCTTCCTCTTTTTTAGGTGCAACATCTGCAGGGGTTTCTGTTTTTTCAGTATCACCTAATTTTTTAGGATCTTTACCTGAATATGTTCCTTTAAAATCAATAGCTTTTTTTGCAATTAAAGTATTTACTTTACGTTCAACACGATTTAATGATGTCTGTACACCAAGGATCGCTTTTCCTTCAGGTGTTTTTCCGAGAACTTTTTTAGGATCATCTGCTAATGCATCGCTAGCAACATTACCTACTGCTTCCCCACCTTTTTGTCCAAGATATGCACCTGCAATACCACCAAGAATACCACCAATGGCAGTTCCTACAATGGGAACGACACTCCCAAGTGCGGCACCAGCCATTGCTCCACCTGCGGCACCAGCCATTGCTCCACCACCAGTTGCAACAACTTGAGCTGTTTTCTGACCACCGTTTAGGTTTTTATCATCCTTGATCTGAGAGTATTTGTCATATCCTGCAACTAATCCAGTTAATGGAACAGCCACCTTACCAGCAATTTTACCTGCAGTGCCTAATCCTTTTGACATCATTCCGGCATCTTCAATTGCAGCAGGTGCAGCTTTAGAAATTACACCCTCTGCTGGTGCTAGTTTTGAAACTGTTGATTCTGCTGATGCAACTTTAGACCATGAGTCTGGTTTAACATTAGGAACTTTAGGTGCAACCTTAGGTGCTTTTTGAAATAATGATTTTGCACCTTTCCAAGCTGCAGCCCCCTCGGCAAGATCAAGCAAACCTAACCCACCACCTGCAGTAGGTTTGATTGTCTGATCAGCTTTTCCTAAACCTTTTACCGTCTTGAATAAACTTCCTGATGATTTTCCACCACCAATGTTATTATCAAAACTAAGGCGTGGGTCATGACCTTTTACTTTTCCACTCAATAATTTCTTGAGTTTTTTATCAATTTTTTTAAGGAGATGATTATTTTCTTTTATCTCATCAATAATTGTTTTATCATTTTTAAGTGGCTCTTTTAATGCTTCTGCAACAATAGTATCAGAAGGTTTATCATCTTTTTTTCCAGTGAATTTTGACCATATAGAATCAGATTTTTTATCATCTTTTTCATCAACACGTGAAGAATTTTTACTTTCACGTTTATCAAGAATTTCTTCAAAAGCTTCTTTGAGTTCATTCTTGTGGGTTAATATTACATCTGTCATTGAATGAACTCCTTTACCTTATGATAGTCTTAATAATGTTTGAATAAATTCTTTAGTGATTGTTTTATGTGTCATATCAATAACAATCTTATTAACAAAAAATGATGCGAATGATGTCAATGCACCTTTTGAAAATGTTGGGAATATTACTGCATCTTTGTCCGCAAAGGCTACAATTAATTTCATCATATCCTTCTCATCGTTTGTTTGAGGAGTTATAGTTATCGTTTTTAACTTTCCGTTTACTTTTACTTTCATATAATCTCCTATAATTTTTTTATATCTGCAAATGTAAGGATTTGTACAAGAACTTCTTTAGGGATTGATGCTTTTGATAATGCAATTTTAATAATCTTTAGGTTATTTCCTGACATAATTTTTTTAAGAAATGCATCATTAGTGATTTTAGGCATCAACACATAAGCAGGGTCTATTAATGTCAATATTATTTTAAGATATGCAGAATCACCTTTTAAAACAATGAAATCTTTTTTAATATCTTCCCCATGTAAAACTACTGTGCCTTCAAAAGTTGCCATATATCAATCCTTTTTTATTATTTATTCCATATTCTTTTTACGAGTTTCGAACAGTAATCCATGATAAATCTCTCGCTCGAATGGATACATATCGTCAATCTCAAACGTACTATAATTTCCGTAAAATTTCATTACATTATAATAATTATAAAGATTTTCGAGCGAGGTACTCGTAATTACCATGGAAACAAATTTGGGAGGTCGCCTAATCCGATATCTTGTTCTGCATTACAGAACATACATTTTACAGTTGAACCATATGTTACCTGTTCCATCTGTTCTTGTAGTTCAGCGAAGAAATAATCAAATGTCTCTGCTTCAAGATTATCAAAATATTCACCTAATTCTTCGATACTGAAATCTTTGTAAACTTGATTATCAATTGTTAGTGATGCAACGTGCAATAAAAATCTTTGATAATTCAGTGTTGAACCTTCGAAACCTTTTAGAAGATTGATATTGATTGTATCTTTGAAATTAACAACTATACCATCTTTTGAAACTGCTTCAAGTTTAAATGGTTTGTATGATACAATTTTATTGATGTTTAATTTTGTCTCGTTGTATTTTTTACATGCACCACACATGTATTGTACGTCAACAGATTCACCAAATGATCGTTTTCTGATTTCAAGCATAACAAGTTGTTTCTCACCTTCAGTCAGTGATACTGTAGGATCTTTTAAACATGGTTTAACAAGAATCTCAAAAATATCTTGATCGGTCATCTCATCTTTAGATGCTTGCATAACGAGAAATTCTTTCTCGTCCTTTGTTTTCCATGCTCTGAATTCAATTGATTTTGCATTGATCTCATAGTCGTAGTAACGTGTTTCTGCTTTAGGTAGCATAGTATTCCTTTGTGTGTATTATTTTATTTATGACATTATCATACTGTTAGATTTAAACCCTACAGAGAAGTCCATTGTTGAATTTGCTGCACTATGATCGAATGATAGATCCGATAAATTAGACATCATACATTTATGAAATGTGATTGTTTTATGAGTATCGTTTTCATATGTACCCGTATATGTTACCTTTATAGTAAAATATTGATCAGCAGGGTATTTTCCAATATTATCATTCATCATATTAAGACATTTTTGGTATAGATCCATTGAGTTAATATTTTTTAATGTAAGTTGAATCTGAAATATTGATGAGCGTCCACGTGCAAAAACCCATTGATTATTAAAAAATGTCTCGATACTTTCATCATTAAACTGAGGAATATTAATAGTTTTCAAAGCTTGAATCATCTCAGTGCGGGTAATGAATAACCCACCAGATGGTGCCTGTATCTCTACTTCAAATTTTGTAGGACTGTCATATCCATGTTTTAATAATTGAAAATCTTTACTTGTATCTCCATGCTGATTATGGACTGGTAATCCATCGGCACCTGGTAGCCGATGTTTTAGATCGGGTTTAGGAGGATGTCCTAAAGTTGGCTTCACATATTTTTTCGGTTTAGGAGGATGTCCTAAAGATTTTTTCATTTTTCGCTCCTGATAAATAAAATAAATAATCATGATATTTATCATTTAAGGAGAAAGTATGAGTTTAGAAACACTTAAAAGTACCTTAGGACTTGGTGCTCGTGCAAATAAATTTAGAGTACAATTGCCATACGGTGGTTCAGATATGGACGTTCTTGCAAAAGCAACATCACTACCTGACGTTACATTGGGAACAATTGAAGTTTGGCACAAAGGCCGTAAAATGACAGTAGCTGGTGAAGCACAGTATGCTGGTACTTGGGATGTTACATTCTATAATACTGCTGAGATGGATTTCCGTCAAGTGTTTATTGATGAGATCGACCGTATCGATAGTTATGCTACAGAAGTAAAATCCGTTGCAAGTAACCTCGATTACATGAAAGATCTTCACGTATCACAATTAGATTCATATGATCAAGTAACTAAAACATATACATTGTACAATGCATACCCAACAGTTGTAAGTTCAGTTGAATATGGTTCTGATACTGCAGATACAATTACAGAATTTACTGTAACGTTTACATACAGCCACTGGTTATCATTCTAAGGATAACCAATGCAATTTTTTCATCATTATACCATTCGTAGGTACACATCTGCTATATTGGATACGTTTAATGATATGCATGTAGTTAGATTTAATGATGATGGCACAGTAGGTAGGGATGTTACAATTCCTATCACGTTCGCATCAAAACAAAAAGCATTTGAATTGACGTCTGATGATTTCGCAAAATATCGAGAACAAAAATATAACGTCCTTCCAAGATTATCTTTAAGTTTTGATGGAATGTCTAAAGCCGCTGAGAAAGAAACCAACAAGTTAAATAAAGTAATGAAGTTTAATGCTGATGGCAAGACACTGACGTACACATATAATTCTGTGTCTTGGAATTTTGATTTCACAGTTTCTATTCTTACTGACTCCTTTACAGAACTCACCATGTTAGTTGAGCAGATTGTACCTATGTTTAATCCTACGTATTCAATAAAGATTAAAGATATGGATTTCCAAGAAGAATACAGATCAGTACCCTTACGTCTTAATGACGTATCATGGGATCTTGACATGGATTTAAGTATGGATGATGATATTCGTTTCTGTAATGCAACACTAAGTCTATCTATAGACGCAAATCTTTATCCACCTATCAAAGACGGTAAAATCGTTAATCACGTTATTACAAATCTTTATGATGATCTTTCGAAAATAACACCTAAAGGCGAATTATGAGTTTAGAAGAAAATATTAAAAGGGGTGAGCAACTTGCTAAGAAATTGGACAAGATTACATCAGCGTTTGATATTACAGAAAGTTCTGTTGACAACATGAATGATTATGTTTCTGAGATTTTGCCTGCGGAGAAAAAGTTCGAATCTAATCCTATTGAATTAGATACTGAGGTTGTTGAGAGTGTAATTAAACTAAGTTTGCTTAAAGAGGACTTTCACACAATTCGTGAAACCTTGTTAAGTACTGTTAAGAGCGGTAGATTAATTCTACAATCACTTTCTGATGAATTAATTATATCGGATTCAGAACGTAAATCAAGTATGATTACGTCATTCGCTGAATTAACAAATGCAGTAAATCAATCATTAAAACTTCTTAGTGCTATCTACAAAGATATTATACACGTCCAAAAAGAAATCATGCATATTGGTAAGGAAGAAGGTCCAGGTGTTGTTAACAACAATCAGACAAATATTATATCAAGTACTGCAGATATTCTAAAAATGCTTCGTGATAAATCGAATTAAGCAACAATAATAAAAGTAATAAATCCTGATACGATACCAATCCCTATACTCATTCCTGTAATCCCATTAGCGGCAAAACCAAATGCCGCTCCTGAGATAAATAAGCATCCTACAAGCAATTTATCTTTTGCTTCTTTTCCTATTAACTTTCCGTCATTTTAAAATTCCAATCTAAGGTCACGGTATCACGAATACCAACCAGTTCATCATCGTCCAATTCTTTCCATGTATCAACACCATCAAATTTCATATAGATAATTGCAGGAATTACTAAACTACCATCTTCTAACTTTAGATGGTACCTTCAGGTGTATCTACCAACTCAACTTTATTAGATACTTTAAATGTATCAACTGCTGTTACTTTAACTGTTTTCATTTTTATTCCTTCTTTCCTTTGATACGATAATTGTATCATATTAAACTTAATATATTATGAAGGACTACAACTAGTCCTTCGAATACATTACGCTAATGTTAATGCAACTGATCTTACAACGCCATCTGAACCTTTAACCTTAACAGTTAATGTTGTGTCACTTGTATGTTCAAACATCATCTGACCATTTACCGCAGGTGTCGCCACCGCTGAAGGAGTTTGTATAACATCGCTAGTAAATGTCTTAGCACCCGAGATTGTTTGTGTTGTACCAGATGTTACGTTTCCTGATGCAGGAAGATAGTTTGCAACTCTCCAATATCCTGATGCGCCATTTTCACACACAAGAACCATAATGTCACCCGCAGTTGTCACAATATCTGATGCTCCTGGAATGATCAATGATGTTACATTATATGTTACCGTAACTGCCCCATCAAATATGATTGTTCTCATTGTTCCGGTTGTTGAGACACCGAATGATGTAATGTTAGTTGTTCCAGTGATATGCATTACTTCACCGATACCAGCAGTACCGATTGTAGTTGTACCCGCAGAAGCAACTGCCGTTCCTAATCTACTTTCAATGTTGATATTTGATGTACCGTCAAAACTAATTCCATTGATTGTACGTGCTGTTGTTAGTTTCGTTGCTGAAAGAACATTCTTAGATGTATCTGCAGTGTTATCAGCATTACCCAAACCAACTTTTGTTTTTGATAATGTTAACCATGTAGGATCAGTATATAAACCATTAGAATACAACCCATTTGTAACAGTATTAGCATTACCGGTAATATCACCTGCAATTGTTGAGCTAAATGTTTTAACACCGGCAATTGTTTGATTTCCTGATGTATAAACCCCACCAGTTACCGTTGCTGCATTTCCATTGATTGAACCAATAATTGTTGCCGAGAATGACTTGTTTCCTGCAATTGTCTGATCTCCAACATTATAAACACCGTTTGTTACAGTTGCAGAGTTACCATTGATTGAACCTACAATTGTTGAACTGAATGTTTTAACACCTGCAATTGTTTGATCTCCAACATTATAAACACCGTTTGTTACGGTCTCAGAATTTCCTGTGATAGAACCAATAATAGTGCTTGAAAACGTCTTAATACCTGCAATTACTTGATCTCCGATTGTGTAAACACCGTTTGTTACAGTTCCACAATTTCCTGAAACAGAACCTACAATTGTTGAACTGAATGTTTTAACACCTGCAATTGTTTGATTACCAAGTAAGTAAACACCGTTTGTTACGGTCTCAGAATTTCCTGTGATAGAACCAACAACAGTGCTTGAGAAAGTTTTTGTACCACCGATAGTTTGATTACCGATTGTGTAAACACCATTTGTTACAGCCTCAGAATTTCCTGAGATATTTGCAACAACTGTAGATGTGAATGTTTTTGTACCATCAATAGATTGGTTTCCAACAATATAAACACCATTTGTTACTGTACCTGCATTGCCTGATACAGACCCAACGATTGTGCTTGAAAATGTTTTGACACCTGCAATGGTTTGGTTTGTAGTTAATTTTACTGCTGTAGTATCAACATAAACAAAGTTATCATCAACCTCGTTATGAGTTAATACTGCCCCTTTATCTCTTCTTAAAATCAATGCCATGTTTTATTCCTTATTGTATTTTCATTAAATCTTCAAGCGCTGTTAACAATATTAATTGTCTATACACTATCAATTCTGCTGCATTATCACGTAACTTAATAAGCAAATCTTTCTCTGCTTTTGAGTCATCTTTTCCAAACACTTCAACATATTCATCAGATGCACCAACATCGGTATCCCATTCCTTAATATCAATATCAAGGGTTGCAACGAGATCATCAAATGTACTTGGTACTGTGTAGAACAATTCATAGTAATCTTGTTCAGGTTTTGAAAGGATAAATTTTGTACTTTTCAATTCCTGATATGTATTAATTGTATCAGTGATGACACTAAAAAGGTCATCTAATGACTCTGTTATCATTGAACTAAATTTGTTCATCTTCAACATCCTTTTTCTTTTTAATCTTTTTTATACGTCTAATTATCTTGGTGTATTTATTTTTAACACCTAAAGGCATTTCGACACCAGCAATATCGCCCGCTGCGGTTTCTTCGTTCATAATACACCTCTTTCGTTTATTTATTGTTTATACATAGAATATTTTTTATATACTTCAAGTAATGTAATTAGATCGTTATACGTTTTTAATTCATCTAAAGAACGTATTGTGTTAAACCTACTTTGGTTTGCGTATGCAATAACTCTTGATGCGTTAACAATAATATATGATGATGACTCAAATATGATAGAAGATTCGTCCATGGTTCGAAGTGATTTAATTTCCTCATTTCCTTTTATCTGAGTAACCTTGAAAAGATTAATAGGGATAAAGATCATTCCTGACTTACGGTTTACAATAGTGTTTTCGGTTATGTTTTTGAAGATGATACCTGGGCCTGCAATGGAATCCATGTTGTAATCAATGTAGAAGAGGTCACGATTTTTTAATCGCTTAGAGTATTTTATTGAAGGATCGATAATAGTTTCTAACATATTATCTGTTAGTTTTATAAAATTTTCTTTGTTATTTAATGTTTTTAAATATTTAGAAAAGAGAAATTTAGACATATTGTTATCCTACATTTTATTTTATTTATGTAGGATATTTTATTATCGGAAAATTGCCACTTTACTTCTTGCTCGAGTTAATGCAACATATACTAACCTAAATAATGTGTCTTTATCTGATGTATTTGCGATTGTTTCTTTTAGATTGAGATAAACAGAATCGTATGTGCTACCTTGAAGTTTATGTACAGTATGAGCAAAATTGTATTTGATGTCTACGAACATGTTCTTTACATCCCAATATTTTTCCCACATTTCCTTTGCTTCTTTGTATTGTTTATTTGACTTAAGGGTCTTAGCTTTGTTTGCAATTCGCTCAAGCAAAGTATTATACTTTGCTATGGAATCTGTATCAACAACTCGGATGAAGATCTCTTTACTATCTTCATCCTTTGGTGTAAACGTCCAATAATTTATCTTCAATACTGGGTGATGTTCAAGTACTGGGGAATATACCGTTAATGTATCGCCATTTTGAACAAACTGTCCATCATTCTCAAATGCCTCTTGAAGAACAACTTGCTCCCCATCGATCAACATGGGAAGTGCAGTACTGTTGTTTACCATCTTTCTGATAAATTCGTTATATGAGTTTACAGATGAGTTAGTGAAGGCTGACAGTACTTTATCAGTCTTATCTGATAAATAATCACCTAACCAATCCTTTACATCATCAAACACAATAACACCATCTGATGTTGTTGTAAACTCATCGAACCGTAATACATTCATATCATAATTTTGAGTCTCAATACATTTCCTAATCTCAGTTGCTTTCATAAGTACTGGACTATCTTCTGCTTGACGGACAACCTCAGTAAGTTCATATTGGTTAATGTCACAGAATACTGGATTTGTTTTTCCATCAACAGGAAGAAGTTGAACTTTATCCCCAACATATAAAATTACATCAAGACCAACAATTAATGCTTTTGCCTTGATATGATTAAATAAAGACTCCGATACCATTGAGCTTTCATCAATGACAAGATTTTTTGTTGGATCAGCTTTTGCATTACCAAAATCCTCAATAAAGACGATTCTATCCTCAACCTTTTCCATCTTCAATTTAAGATATGAGTGGATTGTGCTTGATGAGAAATTTTTATGTTTCTTTAATGTTTTACCAATATAATCGTTTGCAACTCGAAGTGATTTATGGGTAGGTGTTGCAATTCTTAAATGTTTATGTGAATAATTCTCTAGTAAATATCTGATGATTTCTGCCGTCATTACAGTCTTTCCAGTTCCTGCAGGACCTGATAAAGAACCGATAAATTTCTGACCTAATTTTAATGACTCATCGATACCATCTGTAATGTCATTGAATACTTTTTGCTGATGTTGTGTTAGTGTTATTTTCATGTTCTGCTTTCGTGAATGACCAACCAAAAAATGTAAATGGCGGTTTATATATTACTGCTACGAAGATATTATCATCTTCATCGACTTGTACCTCAAACCCTCTAATTTTTTTAGGATAAAATATTGTTATTACCCTATCCTCTTTTAACTGAACATCATTATCACTGAACAACATATCTTGCTCATATTTTATGATAATCTTTTTACCTGATTTTTTAATGTCAATGATATTCTTTGGGCTTGCAATGTTGGAAGGTATCTTTGATATTTTATCAAAATTCATTCTAATCCTTTATAAATAATTGAAATATTTATGAATATATCATTATATCATAATTAACCTTAAAAATACATGAGGTCAAGATGACAATTTTAAGTCCAAGTGTTAATGTATTTGAGTATGAGTTCATTGATCTCAATGCTTCTTCAAATATTCAACGTGTCTTCGGAATTCCCAGTAAACCATATGCTCTAATACCACCTGTACATAAAGATACAACCCTTGAAAAGATTAAACCAATTCCTGAGGTAAGAAATTGTAATAATGTTCATTATGAAATCTGTAAAGAAGGAACCCTTGATATTGGATTGGTGTTCGAATATGATTCCTCTAAAAGTAAGATTAGACCATTTACAAACTTTAGAAATATGTTATATTATGCAAGTTTTGATCCTACAATTGATCTTTGTTTCATATCAAAAATTCGTAAGTTTTATAATGGAAGTGTTATAGGAGAATATACACCTCTATATGAAGATATCAATGATAAATTAAGAATTCAAGAACTTCATTATCGAGCATTTGAAACAAACGTAGTAGTTTCAAAATGGACTTTTGAATATATTCAGGATGCAGATAAAGAAACAATAATTGTTAATGAATTCTCAAGCGTATCTGGTGTGACGTATGCATTAGTAAGAAAAATTATTAGTGTAAACAATGATGTTAAAGATAAAGTATATGATGTACATATGCAACAAACATATTATAATTCTTCAAATGATATTATTGATTATCAAAAATTAGTTTACGTATATCAAGATAAAACTAGATATCTATCAGGATTCGATAAAGAGAATTATCAGTATATGAGATTAAGTGTAGATACCCATGGAAGAGCTCATGTAATATCTAAGGTTCTTGAATGGAATACAATAGTTTCATGTAACGTGTTTTACTTTGCAGAGTTCCCATTTATTATACCCGTTTCAAATCTTAATCAATCAATCTTGTGTGAACAATATTACGGTGTAAGTAAGGAATATTCACGAAGAATAGAAATTGATGTAGACGAGAAAAGACATTATATCAATTCGTTTACAGATTTTGAAGATTATGGGTTGATCAATCTTGCGTTTGAAACAAATCACAAATATATCACCGAGATAAGGTATTACAATGAGATTGGGTTTCTTGTGAAAAAGGCTCATCCTGTTTACACACCTGATTATAAAATTGATAGTCTGATATTTAGTGTAATAACTGATGACGATACGGAACTAGTATATGGCGGTGTTTTAAATTTTTATTATGACATAAACAGAAAATTGTATAAGGTAATGAAATTTAACTCAGATGAGTTACTTGAAAAACACTATACTGTTGACCGATTAACAAGTGGAAGAATTGACAGATTTGTAGATCACCTTAAGGGTGGGTTTAACATTGACTTAAAATATAAAACTGTAAGTAAAATGTTTGATGGTGCTAATCGATATATTGCATTGAATAAACCATCTGTAAAATGGACCCATGGGTGTTATGATCATGGTATTCCAAATGCATTGTTCTTTGAGGATAACCTCACAATCGAGACAAAATTCTTTAGTACAACTCATTGCAGTAATGTAATCTCAGGGACCTCAGATGTTGATGAACCAATCGCAACTGAACTTATATACAAAGATGAATATAATTCTATTGATTTTGTTTATGATTACGATGCGCCAAAGGTTCATAGATTTTTTACATTTAATGGGGATTGGAATTTTGCTGATGGTGCAGGATGTCAACCGTATCTTAAATATCTTATAGTAAAAGATAATGGGAATGATTATTTTGTAATCCCATACTACGCAGATAATGGAAAACCTTATTACGTTGATATATACAATAAAATATCAGATGTTAAAGTAGGAACATTCCTAAAAAGAATTGAATACCTAGATACATTAGGAAAAGAATCATTTGCTTATGAGATGCCAAATGATGTATATGAGTTAAAATATGCAAAACCATATGTTACAAGAACGGGTTATTTCAACTCAGAAAATACATATGCGACGACCATTGCACGTGCAGACGATGGTTATCACGAGCTTGGATATTTTGTAAGTGATAATTATTTAGAACAAGCGTTAAATGCATATCAGTCTCCTATGAGGGAACCATGTCCTGAGGATGAATGTAATTCTGCATATTGGGAAGATGATTGTACAATTGATACGTTATATGTAATAATGTGTGCGCCTGTTGTAACTGGTTGTCAAGATTTCTATTTTGAAAATCTATACATGGAAAAATATATCGATATGTGCTTACCAGGTTGTACTGATCTTTATGTTGATATTGATTATCTTCCAAAAGATGCAAGATTTGTAGATTCATGTCTTTTAGATACTGGTTGTACTGATCTTTATGTTGATATTGAATACGCAATAGAACAAGATGTTTATATCTTGTGCCCAGGAGCATAATATGGGATATAATGACACATTAACAACGGCAAAGGATTTATTTGAATCCGGAGTCCTATCGAGTTATCGTTCTGAAAACGAACTATATGTTCTTGAAACATATTGTAATCTTAATTATATGGATACTGATGTATATAACAGAAAATATCGTATTCTTGAAGGAACACAATTAAGTCTTGCACAAGAATACAATATCTTTGATAATATACTTTCAAAAGATTTCGATTCAAAAGAAGGTATTACTAATAACGATAAAAAATTCCTAAGTTTTAATTCAGATAATATCCTTGATGGAATATATCAGATGAGAGGTGTTACTAATCTCACAAATCATCTAGATATCATGTATGACGGTCAATTGGTTCGTGGATACACATTAGAGGGAAAATATTACGAGGTAAAACAAGGAATTTCTAAATCTGGACATTTACTTACAGATCGTGGATTCGTTCTAAGTGATTACTGGGATGATACTACATTTGAGAATGTTGATCAATATTATTATGATACATTGTTTACTGATGAGGGGTATGTTGAAGTAGATTTTGCCGATGATATAAAACTACGAAATGAAACCTTAGAGGTTAATAATCTATACGGAACAACTGGGTGGTTAACTGAACCATCATTTGCACCTGTGGTTGTTTATGGTGATGAACAGTGGTGTATAGAGAACGATGAATACGTTAAGATTAACTATAATCCTGATGAGGTTCTTGTCAATTCATTTTACCTTGGTGAGAAAGGTCCATTGCAATACTTTATGAAACCTAATGATGTATTACAACCGTATATAGTAAACATTGAGATTTTTACATACGATAAAACTAAAAGAAAAAATATGTATATTATGTATTATGGCGGAATTGTAAATACAGTAACAGATCTTACAAAAATTAATCACGTCGATTATACAGATGGCGATGGTAATAAAATAAGTAGATTTTCATATACTTATGACAACAATGGAACAATTATTTCAATATCTGAGGAGTATTAATGAGCACTAGAGTATATACATTCGTTAAAGATGTTGAATATACACAGGTTGCGATTGCTGATAATGCAAACACACCTGTAACATATGATCTTTTCTATAACACGGGTAAACTTGTAACAGTTAAAGACACAAGCACTGAACCCATGGAAAAATTGATCACATTTTCACGTGATGTTAACGACGAAGTACAAAAAATAATTGATCATACTACTCGTGAAGAATATGTGGTAAAACAAGCAGATAATTCACAATACAATGAATTTTGGAAACGACCAGATTCCTATGCAAAAATATCAGAATTCAATGTACTCAAGAAGATTGAATATTATTTTGATAATGATAAATCTGTTCCTGAAGTAAATCGTGCACCAGTTAGTATTCTTAGAGAGATTGGATTTGATAGTATTGATTGTATGGGAACTCAAGCACAGTGTAATGGTATTTCAAATTATGACACATCAATTCAAATTGTTCCTTACTATTACGATGGAAAAATTCAATCAGTTTTAGGAACTAATACAAACACACCTGCAGAACAATGGAAAGTAAATTTCGCTTATGTTAATGGATTACTTGATAGAATGGATGAGTATAGTTTTCGTAAGGATTCATTAGGGCGATTGAAATATATTATTGATGCAACATTTACATTTAAATATGCAGGAGATAAACTTCAATATATCTTATGTACTGGTACCCCATACAAAAGAATTGATATGCAATATAATTCTGTTGGTTCATTAGTAGCGGTTTATAAGACAACTACTACAAAATCTTTATGGTTTAAAGTATTCAAAAATAGACTTGAATATGCAGATAAATCACAAGTGGTTTATAAATTTAATGAGCCTGTACGAATAACAACTGTAGATATATTAATCGATGGTATTCCCGCAAAACTTACTTACAATTATGATATAACAAAAGTAAATGTAAACAGATTTCCAATACTAGGTGTGATTGCACCTGATAGTAGTGTAATAAATCTATGTAAGTTTAATCTAGATATGAATGGTGAGCAGACATATATTGACTCAATGGATTTTGAATTCAATGGTTTAATGTATTACAGATTCATACCAAACTATACACGTGGGAAGATTCGAAGTCTTGATATGTTGTTCTACCCAACAATGGAAAAAGTAGGATCAATTCGTTACTTTTATACCAAGAATAAAATAACACAAATATCAACATATTATATTGGTAATGATGCAATATCCCAATGGTTTGCCTCATTTGTTTATAACAGAAATCCATATAATCCGAAAGATAGAACATTTAAAATTGATCATGATTATGTTGCATCAGGTTTAGATAAGTTAGGTAAATGGGTGTTTAAACTTTCTGATAATAATCAGGTGAATGATATATTTGATCACTTTGGGAAGACTCGTGTAGGTAGCATTACATACAATAAAAACAACGAACCCATTACATGTGATACATTAGTTGATTCACCTATATCGACACATATAGGTGATTATAAGATATCAGGATTATTTGAAGTTGTTAAAGGAGGTTCATTATGATCACTGAAGTTATAAATTATAATACTAAAAAATTCTTGAAGAGTATCTCATCAGATACTGAGTCACTTACATTTTTGTTTAATGACAAATATCCTACATTTCCAGTGGAATATATGGGATTTAATATAACATCATTATTTCTTACTGAGATGGAAATTAAAGGGTTTAGTAGAATGATTTATGAGAAGGATGGGGTTAAAGAAATTTTTCAACCATCCTTCACAAACAACCTTTTAACAGGGTTGTTATCGAATAGCAGAATAATCAGATTTGTTTATGAGAATAATCTCATAAAATCATTTGATGAAACAAAAGATGGGAATAAAACTGAATGGGTTTATACTAGAGATAATGAAGGAAAGTTAGTTGATATAAGACGAACATTTAACAATATATCAGATGATTTTAAGGATATCTTATATTCAGAAAATGATATGATTATGGGTTATAATAACCGACTTAAATACAATCTGTTTAATTTTGATGTTGCTGGGGTTTCCAGCTTCGAAGCTGATGGTACGACTTATAATGTCGTGTACGAATAATCAGATAACATCAAGAATATTTCTTGTGAGATATTCATCATATAAATCTTTCGCCTCTTCAAAATCAATATGAAGGGTTTTTGCTACCTCGATTATCAATAAATCGACGTATTCGAAAATCCTTTTTTCAAACACCTCATCTGATAGATCTGCAGAAAAAATCTTTTCAAGAAAACCTTCAAAACTCATTTCATCCTCGATGAATATAATCACCTCGGTATTATTATCATTAAGCTTCATTAGACCCTTCTTTGACCTCATCAGATACTAATGAGAGTTGCTTGAGCACCAATTGAATTGCCATCTTTTTCTGTTTAAAATTTATTGTTCTAAAATCTTGTGGTAAATTTTTTAGTTGATATTCTTTCTTAAAATAATCAATGTCGATTACACGTGGATATAATCGTGTATTCTCTTCCGTTGTTTCTTCAATAGGATAATTTAATGCAATAACCACTTCATCATCCTTGTAGATTGCCTCAAATAATTTTCCGTTACGTGTCTCGTATAATTCTGGTTGTAGGAGAAAATATTCCTGTAAATTTAATTCCATAGGTTACCTTTTATTTTTATTTATGAATGAGATAATAAATAATAGAAAATAGAAAGGAAGATATATATGATTTTACGATCAACAAAAGGATCTGCATTAACATATGATGAGATGGACAATAATCTCGTATATCTTGATACTACAAAAGTAAGCAAGACAGAAACTGAAACCATTGCAGGTACGAAAACATTTAGTTCACCTATTATTGGTAATCTTACTGGAAATGCAACTACATCAACACGATTATTCACACCACGTAAAATTAATGGTGTTACATTTGATGGTACATCTGATATTACATTACCTGCACAAACACTTAGTGGTGTTACGATTACAGATTTTGCTCAAACATTTAAAGGTGCAAAAACATTTAGTGATGGATTAGTTACAGATATATCAGGAAATGCTGGTACGGCTAACGCATTGAAAGTAGGACGAAAAATTAATGGTGTAGTATTTGATGGTACAACAGATATCCAATTACCAACTGCTGATCAAACTAATTTTTGTACGCTTAGCACTGCCCAATCAATTTCAGGCGTTAAGACGTTTAGTGTTAGTCCGTTAGCACCTACACCAACAACTAATGATAATTCCACAAAGGTCGCAACAACGGCATTTGTTAAAGCTGTTACTTCTGGATTATCTGCGGGTTCAGGTGCTTCAGGTCCACAAGGCCCACAAGGTCCTTCAGGACCACAAGGTCCACAAGGACCTGCGGGAGGTATGGGTTGGTTGGTGACATACGGTACATTGACATTAAACTCACTTCAATCAGGAGTAGGACAAGGTCCTTCAAGCAGTCAGAACTATGCTGATGTCTATCCACCATCAGGATATTCTATGGGAAATCTTGTAGGATTTATTCCCTCAATGAAGCAAACGAATTTTGCTGGTGGTGTTGATGCAAACGATAGTATATATTGTTATTATACTGTGTTTGGTGACAAGATTCGAATACAGTCAGGAAATACTGAGCAACGTGCACTTGGAACAGTAAACTACCTTGCAATCTGGGCAAAATAAGGAAAAAATATGTATGCAGAAATAGATAAATCAAATATAATAATCGCAGTTCATTCATACGAACCATCAGTTCTTCAAGGAATTTTGATTAATAATGAACTTATAACTACTAATGATTTAGGTAGGGTTTATAACAAAAAGAAAAAAGTTGTTGAAGATATTTCACTTACACCTGAACAGATTGCAAAAGAGGTTCAAGATTCTATCAATCAAGAACAATCATTGTATCTTGCATCAACAGATTATGTTGTTACTAAAATATCTGAAGCTAGTGTTTTAGGTACATCTGAGGATGTTCATGATCTAATAACAAAATATGCGGATATTCTTGAAAAGAGAAAAACTGCTAGATCATTAATTGTATAAGGAATAACTATGATTTTACGTGTAGAAAAAGGTTCGCCATTATCAACAAACGAGATGGATAATAATCTACTCGAGTTAGAAAATCGTGTAACCCTCACAACAGATCAAATTGTAAACGGAATAAAAACATTTACGAGTATTGAATGTGATGATGTTCCTTTAAATGATAATTCAAATAAATTAATCAATACAAAAAATGTTAATGATAAAATCGATGATGTTATAGTTAGTAGTTTAAATTATAATATGGATCAAGAAATAACAGGAGATTTTGTGTTTTCATCAATGAAAGTCCCTGATGTTTCTGATATTTCTAATAAGATTATCAATACTAAAACATGCAGTGACATTACCTCATTATTAGGTAATGTCACTGTAAGCACAACTACGCCAGTAAATCCTGATTTATCTCCTTCAAGAAAAATATGGATTAAGGTTTCATCAAATGTTCCTAGGTCAATTCTTGATATATATTATTGGGATGGTTCGTGGGATATCCCCGCGACCGGTTCAAGTTTCGCAGATGCGATTTTAATTACTCCTAATGTTTTCTATACATTAGATCATATAGCTAATACATCTCCAACATTATGGTTAAAAGCTATATGTCCTCCTGGATGTTCGTGGTGTTATTTTTGGTTTGAAGGTGCAATGGGCACTAGTGGTAATGTATTTGATTCAAATGGAAATGGTGTTAATCCAAATCTTATTCCTGGTGATATGTATTATGTAGAAGCATATACATCTAATGTTTCTACAAATAGAATAACAATTAATTTTTTCTAAAGGAATAACAAATGATAGTATTAAGACGTGATAAAACAGATCCATTGACTCGTGATGAGTTAGATGGAAATTTTATGGAGATATCTAAAAAGGTATCATTGCTAGGGAACGAAAATATTGGAGGTGTAAAAACATTTACATCATCACCAATCGTTCCTAATCTAGCAAGCGGTGACACATCAACAAAGGCTGCTAACGCTAATTTTGTTGCAACAACTGTTCAATCAGCTTTAACAGATTTTGCTGCATCTCACCCAGCACAAGATAATACAAAGGTGCCTCTTGCAGGTGGTACTATGACTGGTGATCTTATTATCAATGCAAACTTAATTGTTTCAGGAAATATCACCGAGACATCTGATAGACGGGTTAAATCATATATTGAACCTATTACACATGCCCTTGATAAGGTTCTTTTACTTGATGGTGTTAGTTATATGAAAGATGGGATGATTAATAAAAATATTGGTCTTATCGCTCAAGACGTTTCACGGGTTGTTCCTGAAGTTGTGTCTATGGATACAGATGGTATGTTTTCAGTTAGTTACTCAAATCTTGTAGCATTATTGATTGAAGCAATTAAAGAACAAGACAAAAAAATTACTGAACTAAACGATAAATTAGATAGTCTAATATAAGGAATTTTTATGGATAATTTTACGAATAAACTTATAGTAGGACGAACATCAGATGATACAATAGGAGATATTCAAGCTGAAGGTTTCATCACCGGGTTAGATTGTCCTTTGACATCTAACTCTGCTGTTACTACATCTTATTTCGACACATTCAAAAAATCACGCTCATTCATTTTTAGTACCTCAGCACCTATAAATCCTGATAATAATCCCACAAGTACAGTATGGGTTCAATACACCGGAAATAATCCTAAATCTATTGTTTCTGTTTATCAATATATTAATGGTATGTGGGATATTAAAAAAATCCGTAATGTTGGCGGTGCAATAATAGAATATGCTCACCCTGAAAATTTTACACTGGATGATGGAACACATTTCTTTAAGTATTATGTAGGTGTAGGTTTAGACATTACTAGACCATTGCATATATATAACTTCAATGCATGGATAGGGACAGGAGTACATCACTCTCTTCCTGAAAGTTCAAAAATACCCCTTGATATTGCATCATTTGATTTATTTTTGTATCATTATTCATGGCCTTATGATAGGGCAAACACCATCATTAGAATGTATGATATAAACAACACATATCTTGGTCAATTTTATTATGTAAAAACAATGAGCAATTGGAGCAGAGATGATTATTCTGATATATTTTTCTATAATGCAACAGGTACAAAAATTCTTGATATATCAGCAGCTGATATATCAGGGACGTCATATGGTAATGGTGCTATCCAAGGATCGTTTATTCTAACTGACCCATCAAAAATTACATTTCAACCTGCGGATCTTAATGGAACCCCTGGATTATCAGGTGCTACAAGGAATTATCCTATTTCACATTTATTTTCTTCTACACGATTTATAACATTTGAGGTACTTGATCTATATAATACATACACAGGTATAAATGTGTCTTTTGTGCAGGTTGGTGATAAAGAATCATTATTTGTTGCACGTTGATAAATAAAACAAAAAGGAACCCTTATGAGATTTCAAAACAATGTACTTGAGTTCGATAAAAATGGAACTCGTTATGCACAATCATTCTCAGGAATTCAATGTGATGCATTTATTCTTGACCCGTACAATAGTTTCAAACTAACCAGCGGTGATCGCACACCTATGACACCAGAAGAAATTAAAATTGCAAATGATTTTGTTAACAATTTTCAACCAATAGTAACTATTGGAGAATTAAAAGTTCGTAAAAAAACAGATGCAAAATTATACAGACAGATGATGGAAAATAAAGGAATTGTTGTTAATAATATGAGTATTGCTACTGACCGTGATTCACAATCTATGATCACTGCAGCATTCACATACTTATCAAATAATCCTACACTTACAATTAGCTGGAAAGGTCCTAATGGATTTATACCTCTTGGCCTTGCAGAAATTACAGCGGTAGCAAATGCAGTAGGTGAATATATCCAAGGATTGTTTTTGAAAGAACAAACTACTGATCAATTAATCGATGCAGCTACAACTGAAGATGAACTAAATGCAATTAAAATTCGTGACGATAAAAGAGCAAATGCTCCTACAACACCTGCAGATGTAACACCTCCTGTAGTATAAGGAAATTAAATGATTACACTAAGATTAGATAAAGGTTCACCTTTAACAACAGAGGAGATGGATAATAATCTCATTGATCTATCAAATCGTGTTGACCTTAGTACAGATCAGACGATTTATGGAAAGTTGACTTTTACATCATCTCCCATTGTCACAGGTATTTTAGATAATTCACAATCCTTGTGTACATCAAAATATGCTAAGGATACACTATCTTCCAATGTAATTACAACAGATACACTTCCACTCGATTTAAAGTCAAATCTTAATAATCTATCTGCAATTATATATGTAGAAAAAACGGTTAAGAAAGTGCTCACATTTAATAATGGATCATGGTTAAAATTTATTAATCCTACCTCACTCATTCCATCATATGATATGTCATATATTTTTCAAGGTGGAAGATTATATGGTTCAGGATATAATAATAATAATTCTTTATCATCAACTACAACTACAAATTTCTATGGATTTTTTGATTTAGGTGTTGATAATATTAAAAAAGTTTATGGTAATTCATTTGCTGAATCTATTATTATCGAATTGAACGATAACACGATATGGTCTTGTGGATATACATATCCTAGTAGTGGGTTTATGCAAGCGATACCAGATTTTGATAATCCAATTAATGTATATTGTGGATATAATGGGTTATTAGTTGAAAAATCTGATGGAACATTCTGGGGTTGTGGATATAATGATCATGGACAATATGGAACTGGTGGATCATATGATTGTTATACTCCTACGCAATTACCAATAGATCCTCCTTTACAAATATCAATGGGTTATAGACATACAATAATTCAGAAAACTGATGGTACCGTCTGGGGCGCTGGAAATGATAATAATGGTCAACTTGGGTTGAATGCTAATAGTGATGTATATGACTTCACACATATTATAGGTTTTGATAACGCAAGAAAAATAGCATGTGGATATGCCCATACCTTCATTGAAAAATCTGATGGAACAGTATGGGGTACAGGTGCTAATGGTAATGGTGGGTTAGGATTAGGTGATACTCTTGATAGAACATCATTTGAACAAATTACAGATATAAACAATCCAAATAAGATTGCATGTGGTTATTATGCATCATTTGTTGAAAAATCAGATGGTTCAGTATGGTCCTGTGGTTATAATGGTGGTCAGTTGGGATTAGGTGATACTCTTGATAGAAATGTATTTACACAGATTCCTGGAATTTTAAATCCAAACAAGATGGAATGTGGATATGGTACATTATTCATAGAAAAATCAGATGGTTCATTATGGTCTTGTGGATACACAAACTCAGGTCAATTAGGTGGACCTGATGAGAACGGAAGATCAACCTTAGGTATTTTATTATAGAGGTAACATGTTATTAAGAAAAGATTCAACTACACCACTCACTACAGATGATATGGACAATAATCTCAACGAGTTGTCATTACGTGTTCTACCTAGTGGCGATCAATCAATAGGTGGAACAAAGACATTCAATGTAAATCCCGATGTACCTGCATTACCAGGTACTGATTATTCAAACAACCTTATCCAGTTGGATTTTCTAAAGAATATTTCTTCTGAAGATACGATATATAGTACAGAATTACCTATTTTAACATCAAATCCTACCAATATGAAATATTGGATTATAAATGATGTTTCAAAAACTGTTTTAAAATGGAATGGAAGCGCATGGACAGATATATTAAATCCTACTGAGTTGTTTAGTAATAGGAATGGTACATCAGCTATGTTTAACAATGTCTACATGTTTTTTGGTTACGATTCCTCAATTGGTACAAATACATATTTTAAACCATTCGTGCAGGATGGTGCTAAACTTTATCGTGGCTTTGGATTTTATTTTATAAAAAAATCTGATGGAACATTGTGGGGTTGTGGGGATAATAGCAATGGTCAATTAGGATTGGGTGATTTTGTATCAAGACCAACATTAACAAAATTTGATAGTTCATTTGATAATATTATTGATATAAGTAGTTCAGAGCAATCTACCATATTTCATAAAGCAGATGGTACCTTATGGGTATGTGGTAATAATTGGGCAGGACATTTTGGTACGGGTTCATATGGAAATAATTATAGTACACCAGTTCAGTTAGATGCATCATTTAATAATGCACATGGATTTAAAATGTACACTTATAATCTATATATTGAAAAATCTGATGGTACGGTATGGGGTTGTAGTTATTATGGAAACGGAAATGGTGAGTTAACCATTCGAGGACAATTTACGTCATTTCAATTATTGCCTGATGTCCCATCAATCGATAAGTTGTATCTAAGTACAAACGGAAGCAATAACAATTTTGTTTATTTTGAAAAATCTGATGGAACTGTTTGGAGATGCGGCGTCAATTACAGTGGGCAGTTAGGACAAGGGAATACAAATAATGGTTATTATGATCCTATACAATTAGATAATTCTTTTACTAATCCAAATAAAATATCTGTAGGTGGATCTCATGTTATCATTGAAAAATCTGATGGAACATTGTGGGGTACAGGTGCTAATGGTAATGGTCAATTAGTATTGGGTGATTTTAATAGTAGATATGTATTCACACAAATTCCAGGAATTTTAAATCCAAGCAATATAGTATGTACAGAAGAATCAACCATCTTTGAAAAATCAGATGGTTCATTATGGTTTTGTGGAAGTCTATGTTGTGTCACTAATACAAGTATTTCAACACCACGTATTATCGTATAAGACCAAGAATTTTGGACTCTTGGACTAGAACAAATAGATAATCATCTGACTCATAAAAATCATACCCTGTTTGTTGTGTAAAATATACAATATCGTTTACAAGCACTTCTTTTACTTCAATACCAATAACGGTTACAACGCCGTTATCAGGACGCTCAGTAACAGATTCCTGCTCTATTAAGATAATACCACTAGATGTGGTATTTTTCTTCTTCTCACATTTAACCAATACAACATCGGCAACTGGTCTAAATAATTCAATGTTTTCATCAGTTAACTTTTTAATCATAAATCTACTTTCAATTTTAATAAATACATAAAATGTATATCACGGTGCTCTAACACCCATATACTCTACAAACCTGGAGATCTGCAGCATGCAATATTTATACCACTATACCTATCGAATTACCAACACAAAATTAAATAAACATTATTACGGAGTTAAATCTTGTAATGAATATCCTAAACTAAATTTAGGAATTAAGTACTTCTCTTCATCAACAGATAAAGAATTCAAGGAAGATCAAAAACTAAATCCATCAGATTACAAATATAAGGTAGTACGTATATCTAATTCACGTGAAGAAGCTATGAGTTTAGAAATAAAACTACATAGCAAGTTTGATGTTGGAGTTAACCCGAGCTTTTACAATCGTGCAAAACAAACTTCTGAACGTTTTGACACTTCAGGATATAA